ATTCACTTGGGAACGTATTCTCCATTGAGCTCCCATCGGGGCGCTCACTTAATTACGGAAAAATAAAATCCGCTATCCAGTATGGTAGAAGAAACTACCTAGCGTTAATTGCTAAAGGAATGAAAAAAGTCCCCGTAAAACTTTACGGAGGATTACTTACTGAGAATGCCTCACAAGCTTTGGCTAGAGATATCTTTGCCGATATCTTAATAAGGTTGGAAGCAAAAGGACTCCAAACAATTTTCCATGTCCATGATGAAGTGGTCATAGAAACTTCTGCTAGTGAAGCAGATGATGTACTAGAAGCAGTAGCAGAAGAAATGAGGATACCACCTAAATGGATTCCTGATATCCCTCTTGATGCCGAAGGAAAAGTAGTAGATCGATACGAGAAATAACAAAGAAAACAAAATAAAATAATATGAGATACAGATATCTAAAAAACCTATCAGAACATAACACATTCACATGTGACGACTTGAGTGCGCTTACACAGAAAATACCTGACCTCCCTAATAAGGATGCCAGAAGAGCGTGGAGTTCTAACCCGAGCACAGACCATGTATTCTATTCAATGAATGAAGGGCTCCTCCCATCAGTTAGGTTAAGTGTTAACGGGGAAAATAAAGTATGTGCTGTGTGGGGGATAGTAGCAGAATACGATAAGTACGATGTTCCTTGGGCTATAATAGATGACCTCATTAAAACACAAAGTAGTATACTGCCAACATGGAGATCGAGAACGGGTTCAGGAGGACTTAGATTAGTATGGGAGTTTGAATCAAAGCTCCTTATGGATCACGGTATGTTTCGTGCGTTTATGAACGCCATGTCTAAACTACTGAAGTTGGAAAGACTATTCCAAGATTTTGATTCCAGCTCTTTAAAGTTTAGCCAATACTTCGAACTAGGTGTGGACTGGACAAAAGTAGGGGAGCCTATACCTAATGATACATTCAAAGGAGTGTTCCTCAAAGTAGCTATAGATAACCCCCCACAAGCGCAAGGGAACATATCGGTTCCTATTTCCATAGTGGCGGAAGAAGTCCATACAAACCCTAAATACAAGGGGAGATGGGGAGAGGATTTTAGCGTCGGTACTAGAGGCCCGTTGTTTTGGCTTGATGATGGTATTGAAAGAGACGGTTGTCAGGTAGTTGAAGATGGCATGGTATGCTATAGCGATAGAGCTGGTAAGGGATTCTTAACTTGGAAAGAGATCTTTGGTGCTAAGTTTGTTGAGGCGTATGAATCGAAAAAGCTATTGGCTTTAACTGACCAGTACTGGTTTAACGGAACTAAATACTACAAAGATATTAAAGGAATCCCGTCTCAAGTCCCAGAGAAGCAGGTTCTATTGGAACTTAAAAGAGCTGGGTTCTCTTATAGAGCCAGAAGAGGACAACCATTATCGGAAATGGAAGCCGCTATTCTGACTATACAAAATGAAAGTAGAATAGATGAGGTAGCTCCTGTAATATTCAGTAAGGATAAAGTAGTACTTTGTAACTCACATAGGATACTAAATAGTGCCAACTTACACCCAGTAGAACCAGCCGTTGATGGAGATCCAAAGCTATGGCCCTTTATACATGAGTGGTTAAGTCAACTATTCAATACTGAGGAAGCATTAAACTATTTCTATTCTTGGATGCAACGCTTCTACATCGCTGTTTATAACAAAGAAGAGGCGCAAGGACAGGCTCTATTGCTGGTTGGCCCCACTAACAAAGGTAAATCGCTACTCTCTAATAGAGTTATCGCGGCTTTGGTAGGCGGGTTCGCAGACGCATCGGAGTACTTGTCAGGGCAAACGAACTTTAATAAGGACTTAGCCAGAGTTGCCGCGTGGGTTATTGATGATACTACTTCTGCGGCCTCATTCCAAGAGCAAAGAAAAGCAACAGAGCTTATTAAGAAAAGTGCTGCTAACCCAAGGATAGAATATCATGCAAAGTATGCAGATGCTGTGACACTACCGTGGACAGGGAGGGTTATACTATCATTAAACATGGACCCAAATAGCTTGTCTGTTATCCCAACGCTAGACTCTAGTAATAGAGACAAGCTAATGGCCCTTAAAGTAGCTAAAAAAGCGACTAGTGAATTCCCACCGAACATAGAAGTAGAGGCAACAATTAAGGAGGAGCTTCCACACCTCGCCAGATGGCTGATGGATATTTTCGTAATGCCGAAAGAAATGAAGGGCCAAGCCAGATTTGGAGTTAAATCTTTCATCGACAAGGAAATAGAAGCCGCCGCATATGATAATTCAAGTAGAGCCCTTGTAGCGGAACTAGTAGAATTCTTTGTAACTAAAGCCAGAGAGTACGGGAAAGAAGGAAAATGGACGGGGACACTTACCACTTTCCTTGCGGAACTACACGACTACAACGGAGGACGCGCTATAGGTTTATCAGGTAATACTGAGTTTATGCGAAGGAGTATGCAGATCATGGAGGAGTCTTCTAAAGCAAGTAAGAATGTTAGACCAGTATGGTCGAAATCTACGGGCGGAGGGAAGATCTTGTATATTGATTTAAACCCAAAATGGGATATAAGTAATGAAGCAGACGACAATGACTAGAGAAGAGATAGATGAATTTTGTGATATAGCTTCACCTAACGATTCTATCATAGTCCCTGACGGTTTAGACGGGGCGTTTATAGGGATAGCGACGGAAGCAGAACCACCTCAAGCTGTGTACTCAATAGAGAGGTGCGTTCAAATCTTAGCTAAGGATATGAGTCGGGAGGAAGCAGAAGAATATTTCTGGTTTAACGTAGCGGGATCACAGGGGGAAGGATTCCCCCTGTACATCTCGACACCAGAAGAAATTTATTGATAATCAATAGGATTATTTAAATCTTCAATAGGTAGGTGGAAACCTGAGCTTTTAAATACGAAGCCGTCATCATCTGATTCTCCTCTTTGTTTGAACACTGACTTCTGCATGAACTTAGTGGAAGGCATCCAACCTAAAACCCAAACAAACATGAAGTCTTTCCTAACCCGAGTAAAAAAATAAACATCGTTGTCGGGCACAAATTCTCTTTTCCCATTTATAGAAGCTATATAGTTCTTCTTCGGGATAGACGCACATGATTTGGACTTAACTTCTACCCGCCGTTTTTTATGTTCTATGTCGTGAGTGTAAACATTATCTCCTACGTACTTGCTCCTCTTGATGAATTTATGAACAGCAATTTCTCCTAAACAACCAGCCATTCTCCCCATGCCTCTGGTAAATGAATTAGGTAGAACACCCATAGCACAAGACCGTTTATGAGCTACAACTAAATCGTCGCTTATAGGTTTGTAGACTGCGAAGTCATCCGTAAACGTGAACTTATTTTTTGGGTAAGCCAAACTTATATATCTTTAAATTTAATACGCTTCAAGAACTGAGCCCAAGCAGGAAAGAAGATTTCTTCCATGCAACGGACAACCGCTTCTTGCTCGTATGATTCAAGGAAACCAACACCACTTAGGAGTAGACTAGCCTCCATCATCTCATGACGGACGGTAGCTAATAGCTCCCTGTCACGGATACCTGCATTAATTTGTATGGTTTTCTTATCGTGGAAATAAAGGCCATAGGGTGGGTCTTCCCCGCTCAACGGGACCACCTCAAGCTTTACTCTGTGCCCTGCAATGGAAACTGTCTTGGGGAGTTCCACTCTACCACCTTTCTGCAAGCTCTTTGTAAAGGGTTATCCCTCCTGCGATAGCATCAGCTACTCCCTCTTTATGCTTTAAGGCAAGCTCCCAGTCCTCTTCGTTGCTCCCGAAGAATGGTTCTGCAATACAGGCTGGCATACAAGTAGCTCTGAGGAACATAGCTCCTCTACTTCCCTTCTGTCGGGCTTTAATGCCCCTACTAGCTAATAAAGGAAAAGAATCTTCAAATGAGTCGCGTAAGGAACGGGCTAGTAACCTGCCTTTTTCTGAGGTATTCCAGTACAGCCACTCGTGTCCTGTGGCTTTAGGCGTGGCGGAATTAAAGTGAAGCTCGACTGCTACATCTACGCGATCATCGTGGAGCTTCTTAGCTAACCAGCGCATAGCACTAACATACCCATTGCCTTGGTATGTAGAGTATACCTTATATGGCTGGCGGAGTTTATCCCCAATCATCTCAGCGAGTTCGGAATTATAATCCCACTCGCTGACTCCTGTTACAGAGGAGGCTCCTGAATCATTTGGTCGGCTGTGACCTACGCAGAGTGCTATCATTTTTAATGGTCTTCTAATAGAGGTGTTTTTTCTGACTTATACCTTTTAGTTTCGGGGTCTTGGTATATACGATACCCAGCATCAGCTTCTCCCTTCACCAGTTTATCCCACGTATCATGTTTCCTACCTTTAAGGAGAAGCCCTGTATTTGGATCTCTACTAGGCCAGTGTATTCCCCAATCTTGCTCATCCTCATGCCACTGCCAAGCCTGAAAAGCCCCTTTGTTTCTTTGCGGGGCTACTCCAGTTACATAGCGTTCCCCATAACTAGGTATGGGTGGTTTAGGCATTGTTAAGGGGGAGGCGGCTATTAGCTTATCAGCCGTTTCATAGTCATACCCATCACCGTCTGGCTTAAATTTAGGATAACTCCCCCGCTCTATGCGACGAAGCCGTTGCTCCTCTCCTACATATTCGGGTCTTACGGCTCCTAAGATCCCGTCCTCAACTGAGCTTAAAAATGTATCTTTTTCGTCTGCCACTATTTATTGTTGTTACCAATAATTATAGCACGTCTGTAAGAAAAATCACTGTGGAACTTCTGCCCACGCCCCATAAGATTGCCTTCTGTAAAGGGATAATCGTACCCTTTTATGAGGGTAATCGTGGGTGGGTCATATATGGCGCTTTCGTTCAAGGCCGAGTCGCCCACTAAGTCGTTCAAGGCGCAGCTTGGCAGCAGGGCTACCATCAGCAGCAAGCCTATCCATTTCATCTTCAAGGTCATATATGTATCTCCTTTGTTTAAGCTTCGTGTAGTTAACGAAGGCTTCGAGGGATAATACTATTATCCTAAAGAAGTACCTCACTTCTTCTTAGAGCGTACAGACCAGATGAGTCCAATAAGGGTAACTATGGCAGATATGCCTGTAGTAACTTCCTCGCCAGAGGCCAATCCGTTCTGAGTCATAAACCCACCACCGAAGGTGAGGAAGTGACGAACGATTCCTAAAATAGCTTGTTTGTTCATTTCTTTTTATTCTTACGGGTTAAGTTCCAAAGAGTTATAATAGCTACGGTAATACCTAAAAGCCCTCCAAGCAACTGAATCACCCACTGAATATACTCTTGGTACGGGGCGATAACAGCGATGAACGAGCCCGTCATTCCTGTGGCTCCTTTTACAATCAGTTCATTATTGCTCATAAAGGAGCAATATAGCACAGGTCCAGTATATGATCTACTCTGGATCAGCTACTATAAAAATACCCTGTTGGGTGCGTTATCGGGTCGGGGGACAGGCACATCTTCCCAAGCCTCATCGTTAGTTGTGTCGGGGTCATCACCAAGGAACTGCCCATCCTCATCCCTGCGTCTTACACGCTCAGTCTGGTCTGATGCCCACTCTATAAAATCTTCTGCGGGTTCTGGATCCATGTCTCCTTTGACATCCCTGAAAAGAACCCAATGCTTACCATCTGATACAGTTATGGGGGACTGCCATTCCATTCCTGTCTCATCTATAATTGTTTCAGTCTCACCTGTAGGCATGATGTGTTCCCCGATCACTGTGAATACGTGAGTGTCACTCTGGGTCATCGGGATGGTTACTTCGATCCCATTTCCATCATCTTGGGTCGTGGTGAATCCCATCTGCTCTGCAAATGTCAGGGCTTGCTCTTTTGTCTCAAACTTTAAAAGGTAATCAATCATTTCCATCAGGGTTTTCAGAGGTTGTTACCCAATCTTCGGGTAATGAATCAACCAACTCATCCTCGTCAGTTAAGAGGTTCTGGTCAGGGATAGTAATAGTTTCCTCTTCCGTCTCAGGATCTACAGAGATGTTCTTAGCAATCTCGATGTAGGCTCTTGGAACCACTACGGGTGCTTCAGGATCTTCAGGAGGTTCTTCAGTTGCCTCCTTGCTCCAACCCCACCAGTATCGGGAACCCTTGCCTGTCTTATGGTAGCTAAGTCCTTTAGCAATTCCTGCCTGTTCGCTGCGATCTTCTGCTTCCTGTTCTGTGTCGAATATTATATATGACATAAATTTTTTTTCTAATAAATTGAGTAGTATGAATTGATTGCGCTGTCTATTGCAGTCCTGTTAGAACTTTGGTCTGAGTCGTACCAGATCATCTCGCTCATCTTGCCTTCGTAGCTCCAAGGGATGTGTCCACCTACAACTGGCCCTTCCCCGTACCAACCAACTTCAATCGTTGACCAATCCTCTGTATCTGCATCTTGGTGATGAACTAGTTTTCGTCCGTTAAGACCTGTATGAACTGCATCTCTTGTGATGTCATAACCGCCAACTAGTGTTCCGTTAGCATATAACCTTACAGGCTCTCCTCCATAATCGAGGTGAGCGTTAATATTGGAATCACCATCTTCGGTAATCCAACCATGTTTACCCCCATTATTGTAGGCGGATGGATAGATGTATTGAGTGCTTGAAGTATCCGCAACAAACCAAGCATCGAGTCTAGCTGCATTTATTCCATTCATTTCAAGGTTGGAATAGCTAGGACTTGTTTGTGTAAATTCAAAAGCAGGTTTACCACCACTCGTAATTACGTCCCCACCAGAAACTAACTGGGGCTGGTATGACGCAGTATCTTGCGTTGCATGACAGTTATTGCCCGTTTGGTCGTAGAGAGTTGTGAGGTAGCCATCGGTTCCGTACTCTTTGATGGATACGTTGTCTATAGACCCTACAAAGCTATTACTTTTAACATAAAAATATCCATTGGGTGATGATGCTGATGGTACAGTAAAAGAATGTGTGCTAGTTCCTAATGCTAATCCTGATGTAATTGTTTGAAAACTACCATCATAAAATTGTAAATCAACAGTACCACTTGTTATGCTGATTACCTCAATATCAACTTTGTAAGTTTTACCAGCAGTAATACCAGCGTGTTGGTATACTCTACCAACTCCACTACCATCAGAATTTGCAGTACCGCCACTTATAGTCCAGTCTGCATTTTTAGTCCAAAGAGTGTCCGTATCAAACCCACCATTACCCACAAAATTCACACCAAAGTGATTCAACATATTCTGCTCGATGGGGAAACGCTTGGGCGAGGAATCCATGTTCGGGAAGAATACCAACTCTGATACTTTTCCTACGAGTACTAGTCCTTGCCAATTGCCACCTATAGATATCTCACCCCATGTTGCCGTTGTTGCGTTGTCAGTTGTAACCAAACTATGGCCTGTTGAATCCTCATACAGAGCATCTCTGCTAGTCCCACTTACAGCCGTTCCATTTACATAAATGTTAGGCGTTCCGTAAGATGCATGAATAGCTGGGTTGACTGTATCACCATCCTCTACGTTATAAGCGGCACGAGAGCCTGTGGAATCAGACAAAAGTACATAATGATCGTCAGTGATGTCCGTCACAAAATATCCATCAAGTCGCTGTTGCCCCCCTAGAGATTTGTTATCCAAGTGATCCGATGCGTCAAAGTAAAGACTAGCCTTACCACCGCTATCAGTAACGAGTTCACTCCCCATCACGATACGAGGCTGGTCTGCCGCAACGCTTTGCACAAAGTCTTCCCCACCATTCTGATCGTACCAGTTAACCACCATACAGTCAGCGGTTTTTGCCGTGCCTGATGTGGGTTCGTAATATAACTGTGAAAGGTCAGAAACAGCTTTTGAATTGAGTTGGCAACCCCAAACATACATACCCGAACTGCCTGACGCTGTGGATGTTTCAGTGCCATTGGCATCTGCGGTCTGAATATATAGATAGTCTCCTGCTCCAGTACCACTTGCGGTTATTGTGAAACTACACCGCCACCAGTTATTCCCTGCCCATGATATCGAAGTTTGCGTTATGCCACCACCAGCTACAGAACTTACTACGCCATTTTCTAAATCAAACCAAGCTGAACTCCCGACATTATTTAATAACCCTTGAAACTTCGCATGAGAATAACCATCTTTTTTAAGGTATGCCGAAAGTGTATATTCTTTTCCTGCCTCTAGAGTTGTGCCTAAATTCTTAACCAAACCTCGCCCTGACCCTGTCGATGCTGGGTAAACCAGATCGGCTGTTGCACTCACTCCGTCAGGAGCAAAGGTGACATCCGCTGTACGATATGCGCTCTGTAATCCCCAATAGTTTGTAATGTCTTCTGAGTGAGTTACAAGGTTCTCATTTCCAGCGAACCCACCAAGAGTAGTCGCAGTCGTGCTTGAATCATCATCCGCAATCGCTGGAGTCTGGGAATAACTGGAAAGTTCTGGGTCGTATTCGAGGACTTCAATGTCCGAAAGTTTTAAAGTAGTTGCTCCGTTAGATTGGAAATATAAATCATCGGAATCTGCTACACCCTCAACTATATAAGTTCCATTTGCGCTTTTAAAATTACCAAGGAAGGGATGTCTAACTTTAACTCCTCCGCTTACATAATCGCTTATTGTAAAAGTAACTTTGTATTTTTTACCTAAAGTTAATCTGTTGCTTTGTTGAACGCCTTGAGTTGAATCTGTTGCGTAATTAGCAAAATTATTAGCTATAGAAACAAGGATGGCATTTGTACTCGCCCAATTACTATATCCATTAGAAAATGTACCATCTAATGTTACATCAGTTCCCGTAGACTCATAGAGCGTATCCTCAACTTGCGCTCCGTAAACATAGACTCCTCCGACTAGTGTCCCGTTGTAAGCACCTGTTGCTCTCGCAGAAAATTGAATGTAGTTTCCTGTAGCGACCCTTACTGAGCATCTATACCAACCATTTCCCTCGTCAGAAACTTGAGGGTTTGATGCCCCCACTGTTTGTGCCACCGTCCCATCTGTCAGATCAAAAGTTGCGCTAAGAGCCGTAGGGTTACCCCCCGACAATGTTAAAAAGTCGGTGGTGTTCTTTTTTGCGTAGATCGAAATAGTAATGTTAGAAAGTGTTCCTCCCAAACTATCGTAAATCGCACTAGTGCCATTAATTTCCGAAGCATTCATTGCACCTGTAGGAGATACAGCCGCATTAGATGTCATGTGAGCGTGGGTGTCCCAATCAGTATGATTGAAATTATTAGAGTGAGCCAACAAATTCTGGGATGTGTTCGTGATCGGTGATAAAAGACTTATTTGATCGTTGTCATCAAAGCCAACCTCGACCTCCACGTTACTTTGATTCCTGCAACGCATTGCCTTTCCAGTGTAGCTCGAATTGATCTTACGGGTGCTGAAGCCTGTTGCAAGGGGGCTGACTTCTTTGATAGAGATGTTGTCTATCGACATTGTAGTACCACTACCTGCACTAATTCTTAGTGTTGTGTGATCATCGTTGTCCGTGTAGCTAAAGGTATTAGCTCCTAATGCGAGTTGAAACGAAACAGTGCTTCCGCTCCCTCTCGCTTCAATAAATGCTGACCCACCCGAAAGGGCAAGAACATCGCACGTTATGTCATAAGTTTTACCATTTTGGAAAACAAACGCTTGATCCAAATTAGAAGAAGTTCCAGCAGCATGGGTAGCTATTCCATTTCCTGTAGTCCAACCAGTACCCAGCGTCCAACCCCCTTCAACTACGGATACGTTGTCTACTACGCCCGTTGTGTCATTAGATGTAGCTGTAAAGATAAGACCAGTAGTAGTTGTGGCTGTAACTGTATGACTAAAAGTACCTGCCGAAGTTATGTAAGATCCTTCCACAACTCCTCCCAATGTACTCCTGATGCCTGATCCAGAAACAGAGTTGATCGTGTAGGTTACTGTGTACGTCTTCCCAACTTCGACAGTCATTCCAGTTGACGTTAACATTGTAGCTCCTGCCGTTGATGAATCAACAGAAGCGACCCCACTCCCAATAGACCATCCAGATTGCTTAGTCCAATTGCTATCCGCATCGAATCCTCCATTAGTAACAAGCTCCGTAAAATCTCCACCAACTACCATCTCAACCGCATCGCATGAAACATCGAGGGGTAAGGTTGTTTGTTTGGAGGACGTATGGTAATCGCTTAAAGTTCCATCAGAAATTTCATTAGCTGTAAACGAACGCTCCGCAGAATCATAATCACGCCTCACGGTGCAGACGGGCGAGGCATCTCTACCCCCTCTCAAGGATCGAAGGCTGTGTGCGGCTTTGGCTCCCTTGTACTTGTCGAGAAGGAACGAGGAGTCTGTGAGTGATTGTAGCTTGGTGTTTGGTTGGCGTTTGTTGTAGTAGCGGAACCTTCTTATCCAACCCGTCCAAGGTGTTGATCCGTCCAGTGATCCTAAACGAATACGATCCGCATCTACAGGAAGATCCACGGATGTATCCGTTCTGATCGTATTCCCATCGAATGAATATGCAAAATCATCCTGCTTAATACCAAGTCCAGTTCTAAAAATTTCACCTCCACTTATAATATCACCAGAAGTTGAAGGTATATCCAAATCGCCTCCACTTAAATCACTACTACTATATCCGTAAAAGAACTCATTCCCTGCGGAAGAGGTAAGTCGTATTGAGTTGCCAGTACTCCCATCATCCACTTGATACAAGCGATCCCAAGTACCTGACTTCCAGCCCTTTTGAACTTGGGCATCCATGACAATGGTTCCCTGAGACTGCTTATACCACCTACTGAAATTCGTGCCTGTTACAGAAACAAGGTCGGCTGCTCTAGTGGCTGCTGCTCCGTATGTGGGGATTAAACTACTAGGAAAACTAGCAGCCTCTTCCTGTATTCCCCACAAACTAACATAAGCTGAAATATCTCCAGTGTAGTCGATATCGTCATCAGCGTCAGCAATTCCTATTCGTCCTGCTGCATATCCAGCAGTTGATCTATAGACCCAACAGCGATACCAACCATTCCCTACGTCTTCCATTCCTGTTGCCCCAACACCATCCGTTGTGCCTACCTGTCCTGTTGCTAAATTAAAGAAGGCTTTTTCGGCTATTGCGCTTCCAGTCCAGATGTATGAATAAACCCAATCACGCAAGGCTCCCTTTTTAGCGTAGAATGACAAAGTGTTTGCGCTCGTTGACGCTGTATAATTAATTCGATTGCCGTTAGGACTAGTGCCTTCATACAACCTATCCGCGTCCTTTAATCCTGAAGGTGAGACTGTTGCGTCAGCAACCCATGAAGAAGAATCTATGAGTGTATAGTTACCACTTAAATTAATTGCTTGTGTTTGTAAATTAACCCTCTGCTCCTCCACCAGAAGCCCCTTGCTGTTGCCGTCTTTGTCGTAGTCGAAGCGAGGTGCTTGGTAGGCTGATCCAGTAGTTATGTTGTATGTGGTTGGAGAATCATCCGTATTAATGGTTTTCTCTCCTTGCGCTCCGAAAATAAAAATACCATCTGTTCCGTTCCCTGCATAAGCTCCATCTCTCGCTGCTGTACCACTATTCTGGAGTCCGATTCTGGGACAAGTTTCTCCAGATGCGGAAGTAGTGTCGGTCATTGAACATCTGTACCACCCATCAGTTCCAACGGCCTCGATCTTCGCTGTTGCTCCGCCCCCTGTCGCTGTAACTGCACCATTCGTTAGATCGAAGTTTGCGTGGTTGTCACCCCCTGCATAAGTAACATTTGTTAGAATCAACTGTAGAATATCTAATTCCGCTTTCTTAGCATACACGCTCCATGTGTAAATCGTCCCACTTCCACTTGTTGCAAAGCAGTCGAGCATGAGTTTAGAATTTGAGGCTGTGGATGCTTCAGCAAATTTGTAAGCTCCAGTGCCTCCAAATGGATCTATTTCGCTACTAGCTGCTGCAGAAGCGTTATATTTAACCCAATCCGTATGGGCAAAATTTTCAGAGTAGGGAATTAAGTTATGAGGAGCATAAGCCACCAGCCCCGAACTGTTAGTCTGCGTGGCCCCTCCCGTTCCCGCCCCTCTGCTGAATTCTATATCTTGGTGAACATCCGCAATAGATGAACCCCCCGCCTTGAGAAATTTATAATCCCGTATAAGCGCATCAGTCCCCGCCTTGTTCGGAGACGTTAGAGAATGATTTACTCCTAACATTTATGCTGCGTGGTAGCAAAGAGCGGACCCACTAGTTAAAGTAACTTTAGAAAATTGACCGTAAATAGTAACCCCCGCAGGGAATACGTCAGAATCAAATAAGCCACCATTATCGGTAAGCTCAGGCCAGATAGTATCAGTTCCTTCAGCACTAAAGACGGTATCACTTATAAAAGTAATGGCGCATATATCTTTAGTTATAGTCAATTCACTCCCAGACCCAGATAGGTAAGTAGCTCCCGCTTGCCCGAAGGATTGTTTATCAATATTGTTTGTTGCCATGTTTATTTAGTTTATTGTTAAATTGTTAGTACATTCCTGACATACCCGCACCCACACCATCGGGAGCAATATGTAAAGTTGGTTTTGCAGCACCTCTGTATGAATCCATGTCTGCTTCTAAAAGTTCTTTGACCACACCCCAATGGTACATGGCCCGTTGTGCGTCTGCGTTGTCTTCCGACAGCTTGCCCAATAAGGCATGTTTTAAAATTGAGTTAGATGGTATATACACTAAGTCAGAAGTGCTATCCACATCAACCCATCGTTTCTTTAAAAGCATATGGGCTGAAGAAGAAGAGTTAGTACCACCTATGCGGTATCTCCTGTATCTCGATACCCCGTTGTTTGTATTTATATCGGCTAAAATTAAATCTTTTGTGGAATCTGTGGCAGCATCTCCTCCTGCTGTCCCTTTATAAATAGCTTGTATCCGAACAGGGTGGTCTGCCGTCATATCTTTCCACCGCAGAGATAAAACTTTAGTTACATCATGGTGTGCTCCAGTAAAATCAGCGGCAAATACAATAGATGCCATACTAAGAGAAGCCTCTGTATATGAATCACTCTCTAAAACAGTTTCCCCTCCTGTCAAAGCCCCTGACCCAGTAGTAGCATCTGAATACCTGCGATAACGTGCAGTTAGTGTTCCAGCAGCAGGTCCAGCGGAATATGGAGCTTTTAAGGTATTAAAACGGATTGTATACTCACTAGAGGAATCAAGATCCCTGTAAGTAGGGGCGTACCCATCATCAATGAAAGAGGATAAAATTGTAGTGTCTTGGGCATTAGTACCAAAAAGTTTGTAGTCATGCCATATAGAGCGTGTTGGAGTGGGGTTATTATCAATAATAGCGGCTACTATCGAATCCGTATCCTGTGGTAAGGACACATAACCAGCAGAGGCATCCTGTGTATGCTCTACAAGCATCTCCCGCCAATACCCCATTTTGTATATACGGGGCATGACCTCGTTTAAGGCAGCTCTAAAGTCAGATTCCGTTGAATCAGAGGCATCTAGATACTGCCCATGAGTTGAGAATAATTGGTTTGTAGTCTTGGCTGGCACGGTCTGTAAATATAGATGGTTTTTAGCTTAATTCAACACCCTGAAATCAAGTTAATCGTCAGTGTAAAATACCACAGGGACCATGTAATCAGGGCGGTTTGTATTCACGAAATAGGACGATCTGTGCCTCCCTTCCAATAGTTCAGAAGAACGGCCTCTCGCTATGTAAACTTTAGCGGGATTATCTGCCTCCCATCCACAATCCAAGCTATCTCTGGTTTCCTTGGGTAAATAATCGATTTTAATCTCTTTCAAGGAGTGAAGAGAATTTAATACACCAGCCGATAATATCCCAGTTCCCACTTGTCGCATCTACACAGTAACGTCTAAACCGTCATTAGGGGCATTCAAGTCTGCCACATTAACATCCTCATCAACCCCGTGGTCAGCGGGGTATGCCCTAGTTGGGTCAGACCCATTATCAATAGTATGGGAATTTAGGTTATATGTAGGACAATCAAAGCGCCACCACTCCACCCTAGCAAAAGGTGTCGAAGTAGAATCATCTATGTAAATTGACCCCCAAGGGAATACACGCACTGTGTCTGTGTTCCTCCAATCATCATGGCGTACAGAAATAGGCAGCGCTGCTGGGTCATCATCGTCAGCAGCTTTAACCACTAATATCTCAGGAGCTGTTGTTACATGGTAATTCCTTTCTGCTAGGGGGACATAAGCTGCGGGGTCAGTTATCCCTTGGCTCCCTGTCCCAAAGGGAGTGCCTTCGTTATGTTTAAGCTTTATATTTAAATTAATGTCGTGTGTATGTGTAGTAATTGAATGGAGATGTGAACGGAAATCATTATCATCACCCCCTGAAACATCCCCCGTAGACCCAGTATTAACTGTCCCGTTAATACCATCAGTAATTAGTTGATCGTTGCTATTGTCGGCCTTAACAGCTTGTAAAGGAGGGAATTCTACTTTAACTCCTGAAAAAGCACCACTCCCGTCTGCTCGTCTTGCTATTATATTATCATCTGCGACACAAGTCACTTTAAGGTAAATAATGTTATACTCCCCCTCCGCTAAAAGCAGTCTGGGTTTTCTTTCAACATACCCCCCAAACTTATCCACATCATTTATAGCTTTAAGGGTCGAAGTATGATCAGTTATAGTAGGGCGAAAGGGCCACGCTTCATTCCAGTGATTATGCCAAATAGTTGCTTGAGTCCCTGTGGCTACAGGCAAAAACACAACACCTGAAGTTTCAAAATCAAAATACCACTGCCCATCTTCTGCATCTTGGAAGACGTTAGGCTGGAAGGGCATAATCGGAGCCGTAGCAGGCTCTTCAGGAATATTAGGTGACTCAGAAGAAGAAGAACCCCCATACTGGTTGTTTACTTGTGTGCCAACATGAGGAGGAAAACGAGGGTAGTCGAAATCTGGTAGCCCTTGGTCTGGAGTAGCGCCGAATGGCCCAGTACCTAAAAAAGATTTATCTGCGGGAGTATTATCATTTGGGTTAGCCATAACTCTATGATGTATTAAAAGGAGCATGTGCTGTTAAGCGCTCCCTTAAATAGCCTCCCCTAAAAGGTTTTTGTGAATCTGAAATAACAATACCATCAGTAGGCCAGTCAGTATAATCCCCCGTAGACATGAAAATTCTTTGTGTCCCTGTGTATTCATATATAGGATGGTTAGTCCCCGAAGTAGCTGTGAAAAATACATCTGGGTGTAACGTGGGCTTAATTTGAAGCTTTACAATGGGGGTCGTAAACTCGATGGGGCGGGGTAACATTGGCTTTAGTTTTTGTAAACTCGTAGCCGAAAAAGTGGTCGATGTAGGTTCAGTGAAAGCAGAATCTTTCCAATAAAGCTCAACAAGCATTTTAGTTGGCCCTCTATAGTCATCACGCTTAAACACAGGGTATACAACAGTGTCCGTTCCTTTGTTATTTTTTCTGGCCCAATGCTCGGCATCAACTGGACCTCCATTGTCAGTATCTAAAACTGCGGGCCATGAATAATCTTGGGAGGTATAATAAAAATTAACACGGCCCTCAACTGAAGGATTATCCCCCGCCTCGCTATTATCCCGCTGCGTCTTAATGATTTCCCTCTCTGCAACAGCGTACCAATTATTCGATAGCTGCCTCACTTCACGGAAGATGCCAAAGTACGAGTCAGCGGTAGTCGTCGAGCTCCCGTCAGTAGGGTATGCTTCTCTAAAAGTACCCCACATGTCACTTTGATCTTTTCCTTTCTTAGCTGCTACATCAACAGTCGGAGTTCCGCTAAGTGCCGCCATAACATCGGAATCAGCAGTTCCATCGGCATCGCTATCATTCTGATGAAAACGAACAGTTTTTTGTAAGGTTTCTCCCGTGTAGTACAAAGTCTCTTTAGAGCGTAGAGGAACGGAAAACTCAGGGTCTATGTCAATACTTCTAATAGGGACTTTCTTTACATATACACGTTGCTCAACAACGTACAAAGAATCTAAGGTAGTGTCCCCAGAGCGAACTTGTTTCTTTTCAAATAGTATATACCCCGTATCTGGGGTTGTTGAACTACCCAACCCACCACCAAAAGGATCGTGTATTGTTGAGGGCATAGTTGAATTTAAAACAGGTAGATTTTCATCAAAAACATCAGTACCTCCTGTTTGAGAACCTCCTAAAGCCCCATCAGTACCTGAACCATATCGGGGCATAACATAAGTACGGACTACGGAATCATAACGCATCGACCCAACACCAGCAGCTTGGAACTCCCAGTTGTACTTATCCTGCTCGGCTCTGTCCGTAACATAGTACCAATACTGAAGCTGCCCCTGTTTGTCATCGGCATTTTTAATATGCGCGAGTTTAAAATTAGGGAATTTATCTGTGTTAGGATGAGCAGTACCATACGCAGTGTTATCAGCAGCCCCCGCAGACCCGACATTCTTGCTAGCATCAACTACCTCAACTATAACTAAATCCGCAACCTTCGGGGTCGCAAATTCAATTACCCGCTGCCTTCTGTTTGATGATACAGGCATTATGTATTATGAAGAATTACCAAGGGCAACTACCTTAACTACATCACTTACAGTTGTGAAAGTGAAGTTCGTTGTTAAAGAAGTTGTGTTTGTTAACCTAGGTACTAATAAAGCAGAAGCTCCTGAGCTTCCTAGAATAATATCTCCTAAAGCATTAGTGTTACTTGCAATAGTTATTGTGCCTGTATTGGTTGAAGGTGCTTCATAATAAACAGCTACTATTTTAACAATCACAGGAACATCCGTCATCGAGGGGTCTTGTAACACCGAAGCCGTAGCTTTAGCTCCCCCGTATGCCTGACTGCAATTTAGATTCCCATCAGAATTGCTGGCAAATAAACAAGGCTTATTTGAAAACCCTGCCTCGTCATTTTTCCACTGGATAGTAACATTATTGTCTGTGTCAGTACACTTTATAGCTATGTCAAAACCAATGTCACACGCATCAGTTACCGTGTTCCTCCCCCCAATAGGTATACTTTTTACAATACCCTGAGCTGTTAGGTCAGCAGATACTTGCTGGTTTATATTTACAGAAGTAAGAGCCATAATAGTTAAGCTGTATTAGCAGCCTCCCTGAATATCATAATAGCTGCTTCAGAAGGACTGATCTCACCAGCAGCAATCGCCGCAGCAAGCTCAGGCATCTCAGCCAATAACTCTTTTAAATCCTGAAACTGTTCCTGCGCCTGTTCCGATTCATCCATCTCCTCACCGTAAATCGACTCAAAAAGATCAACGATCATTTCATCGCTGGGCATCTGTACGTCTTCAGGCTGTTCTGGTTCTGGTTCCTGCACTGCCTCCTCCACAGAAAGGTCATCCCCTTCTTCTGGTAATACGCTGACAAGCTCATCGAGCATTGCGTCAGCACTTAGCTCCCCTTCGGCAGCCACTTCAGCCGCCGCTATCCCTTCGGGAGTATAATTAAATTTTTGTCCTGCTACTTCTGGCATAATAATTAATTGGTTATAAATAAATAACCCCGATCCCCTGCTTTATCAAGAGGATCAGGGATTATTGTGAATTGTGTTGGTGCTAATTAATTATCACCAAGTTGTCCAGCATCAAGGGCATCAAGAGCAACAATTAACTCAGCAATGGTAATAGACTTAGGTTTTTGTTCTGAGTCATCATAAATCTGAACAATATCAGAAAGTGTGACACTAGTCCCAGCCATCGTTTCAATTGTAGGCGCATCATCTAAAGTAGGCATAATTTTTTTCTATTTAAATTAAAATTAAAGTTATGCGGGGCTCCGTTTTACGGGAACCCCGCCTTAGATAATTAAGCAGCAGGTGCGCTTGAATCCCTCTTAAAGAGGATAACAAACCCGAAGTCAGTCTTGATCGGCTTGGAAGCAGAAGAAAGAATTCCACGGAAGTATCCAATAGTTCCATCTGGGTTATTCGTAGCATCTGGAATGTTGGTCCACTTGAAGTCACCCTTGTAGTTAACAGGGTCAAAGCTAATACCGCCACTTGCACCACTAAGAGGTGAAGGGATAAGAGCTTCATAAACTTCTGGGTGGATTACATAAGCGGCCTCATATCCAGCAGTATCATAATCACCGTTCATGGAAACGATCCCAGCAGCAACATTATATGGAGGTACTGCGGTAGGAATACCACTAGAGTCAATAGTGAAGCGAGGAGCCATATCATCAACCAAGTGGTAGAAACCACGGAAGGACTTTTCAACTCCAAGAGGAGCGATCAAGTCACTGACAGCAGCATTGTTGTAACGAACGTCATCACGGAAACCTGCCTCAGTCTGAAGCTGGTAAGAAGCCTCAGAAGAAAGAACAATCCCGAAAATCGGACGGCCATTCTCACGACCATAAGCATTGTTTCCTCCTCCTTTACGTACAAGATTAAAATAAATCTTATCCAGTATTGCGTTGGAGACATTAGCCATGTTGGTAGCAACATTAGCAACTGTCGAAGACGAATTCTCGACGTTAGTTGTGTCATCTGTTGTAGATCCAACAATGTACATTCCCTCGAACGTATTATCTACAGTTGTGTTATCCGCATTTGTGCTATCAACAAGTGTCTTAATTGTAGAACCTGCTGTCTCGCAAATAACAAGATTAGCGGCAAGTCTTTCAAATTCATCACGGTAACGTGTTTCCCAAGTATGCTTGGCTGATCTTGAAAGAAGATCAATTATAGACCTGAGCTGCTCTGATCTATGAGCAGCGAAACGTAAGTCCTCAAGGGAAACACGAGGCGACTCAATTGAGAGCTTCTTTAAAGAATACTGCTTCAACTGCCTACTTACAGAAGCGTAAGAGGTGTGGTTAATAGGAGTATTCTCCTGATTCATTGCATAATCAACAAGGTCTTCCTGACCTTGCCTTTTGGATGTACCAAAAGTGGTTGTCCCACGATCATCCAGCGCAATAGATTTCCAACTAGCTGCGTCAATTAATGCAGCTCCATCCGCAGCCTTAGTGGGAAGTGCTCTGTCGTAAATCAACGTAGTGAGATTATATCCCATCTGATCAGGAAAAGTTGTTTTCTTTACCAGATCAATCCACGGTGACGTGTGTAATAAGTTTTTATGAATATCAGAACCAATTCGGTTAGCTTCTTCGGCAAGAACCGTGTTTAAAGCGTTTGCTGAACTGGGACTGAAGGAATTTGCGATTGCTCCATCGGCCATTTTATTTATTTTCTATTTGTTTGTTAATTAAGTACAGACCGCTCCCCTTTATGGGCGTAAAGCGGCCTAGTTATAAAATAAGTCTGCGAGTCCTGCGAATTAGAACTAGTTTATGGCGAGAGCAGCCAAAGCAGGAATCAAGGTAAATGGAACACAGCCCATTGTTTAGGATTTACTAGAACTATTTAGGGCTAGAGCAACCACGCAATCCTATAACGTCTGAAATATAATACTAATAATTTAGATATGCAACAGGGTATTTAGCGAGATGGTTTAAACCCCGCTCGCACCATAGCGGCCCTTTTTGCGCCCGCATCTTGCCCTTTAAACCCATCGTACTTAGATTGCTCTTTCTTGCGCTTATCCTCTTTTTTGAGCTGATACGTTTTTTCCTCTCTCTTGGTTGGGGATGCATCAAGAGCATAATTCCGATTATCCTCTATCATCTCCCTAGCAACCTGAGACGTACCAACAGAAACTTTATCATCGGGAGCTGTACGGCGGGCTTTGCGCCTTTTTACTTGTGAGCTTGCTTTGCGTAGCGCTTGTTGCTTTGGACTAGGCATATCTATTAAGGAGTCTCAGTTATATCTAAACCAATACAGAACTTAGGTGGGAGTGGTGTAGCCTGAATGTCTAAACTGACACTCGCAGAAGGGTTAGTGAATGGTATAGGAAGGCTGGCTCCTGTGTTAAGCGACTCACAGGAAACCCCACAAGCTAAAATTGATACGGCTCCAAGTATAATAAAGAATTTCTTCATAAAGGAAATAAACACCACTTGTAAGTAATTGCAACTAAACACCCCACAGCACACGAATTCGTACCATCTCGGACTTAAACCAAGCATAAACCTGTCCTGCCGCGTCACGGTAGGATAAATTAAGCGAAACGCGCTGATTAAAACTTGTGCCTTGTAATGGTTGGAAAGGGCGAAACCAGTCAGCATTTGGATCTCCTTCTTGTTTTACCTCAAGAATATACCAGATAGGTCGATCCCACGTAGAGTCAGATAAGAAACTGACCTCGATCACGCCCATCGCGGGGAAATGAGCAATACTTAGTTCGGGTACTGGTGGCGTTGTGCCCCAGTGACCATCTGATTTTAGTGTTACAGGGGTTAAACACAGTATGGCTATTATTAGCCTTAACACTTTAATCTCCCTTGCTGTGTCCGTTATAAAGTTTGGAGAGAACCTTAGCCATGTCGTTCTCCAACATCCCGATTTTTAAGTTCTGTTTTACGTCATCGGGTAAAGAGCCGCTACCCCACTTGCCGGCGGGCCAATCACGGACAAAAACTGTGTGCTTCTCCACATCCTTCGCCATCATCTGGATCTGGAAATTGTTGTGTTGTACATCTGACTGTAATTTGCTTGCCCACCATACAATACCACCCGCTTGTATTACTAAGCCTACACCAATAGATATGAGGAACTTAGAGTCCATGCTAACCTCCTAAAGCAGCACTGATGGCCTCCTCAAAAGATAAATCCCCCGAAACAGTACTAGCAGAATCAGAGGCGGGAGCCCCCGCCATAGTAGGCTCGGCTCCTTCGTACTCAGATAACTTAGACATAAGTACATCAGCTTCAGCGCGGGAAGACAAATACTCTCGGACAAGAGTAGGTAATAACTGAGCAGCTACAGAATTATAAGCAAAATCAACAGGGTGTACTGCCGAAGGATCTAGATCAGCCGCCTTTTCCTGTACCGATGACATATCCAAACCCTCAACACCAGCTAAGAAAGGAAGCTTCTCCCCTACACGTTTAACTACATTACGAGTTATACTCTGACGTAACTCTGCCCTTTCAGCTAATTCAACTTGCTGCTTCTGCTCCTCCATATAATGAGCCTCTTTTAATGCAGCGTCAGCATTTTCATACAGGTTATTCCTACGCTCCATGATAGGATTTATATCTTCTATAATACGGTAAATAGAAGACTTGTCTCTGTCAGTAGCATCAGGGAGCAACTCCGCTAAAGCAGCATCCTGCCCTTCTGTGTCATCCAGCGCAATAGCATCTACCAAAGAATCATACTTAACATCGTACTTTTCAGCTATAACAGATGCCTTGTCCATTAAACGAGATAGCGGGTCCGATACCGCTTCTCTATACTGAGCCGTGTTCTCAAGATCATTAAACGATTTCTGTACTTCATACTCAGACAACTGATTCTTTAACGCATCAACATCGCGGCTCTCCGCAATAGCACTAAGCTCCCCCATCTTAGACTCTTGCTCCCTAACAGTTTGCCTGAGAGTATCAAGTTCTGACTTATTGTCTTTTATCTCATCCTTTAGTTTCTTAAACCTACTCGCCGCTTTAGGTGTCCAATCATCCCCAATGTCCTCAGATAAATCTTCTATGGGCTCCCCAACATTTAATTTTTCTTTTTCCTCCGTAGCCTCTTCCGTCTTCGCTTCAGTAGCCTCTTCCGTAGCCTCTTCCGTCTTCGCTTCAGTAGACTCTTCCGTCTTCGCTTCAGCGGGTTCCTCTACATGCACACCATCGAGAGGAGACTCAGTAATATTACTGAGTGCTTGGTCTAACGCATCAATAAAACTATCTTGCGATGTCTCTTGTGGTAATTCACTTACTGGGTCAGTTGCTTCCGCTTCAGCAGCGGGTGCTTCTAATGTTGCGGTGTCTGTATGTGCGTCCATTCTTCAGGTGTTACGGTTGGTTTGTTCCCTTGTGTTTTTGTTAGTTTATGTAAATCACTGAAAGCATCACGATATCCAGCGTACCATGCATGACGGTGGCTGTTAGTTCCTGCATCTCCCGCGATGTCTCCGTAGGAGGGTCCAGCGGTGTCTTTAAGGATCGCAACCGCCGTCTGGAAAGCCTCAGAACCCAAGACAGTTCGCAGTTCCTCAATTTTTTTGACATCTTTAAACCACCTATCTATCGGAATAGGTAAAACAACATTTTTTGGCATTCTTTATTATAATTCTTGGATCTCCATTGCGGTCTTTGCATCCCGTAACGATTGCTCCTGCTCAAACTTGGCTTGTTTGATTTGCATGTCAAGCTCAGCTTTTTGTTGTGCTATCTGCATTTTCATCTGGTGCTCCTGCATTTTAGCTTCCGCAGCAGGGTCAGGCCCTTCTTCAGTAGCCATATCTCCTTCAGCCGCACCCGCCTCCGTAGATTCACGCTGTAGTTTTTGAATATGCTTAGATGTGTTATTTATCATCTCTTCCGCATACTGTAACGCCTGTTTAGCTTGCCCGACTAACCCTTCCTGTAAAGGATCTCCCACAAGCTGCTCAGTAGTTGCCGCAATATGCTCATAAAATGCCTGTAGCGCAGGTAAAACAGCCGTAGGATCTGCTTGCCCAGCATCTAGCTGCTCAATAAGACCCATCAAGGCAGGAATGTGCTCCGCAAGATGCACTGCATGTAGCTCAGTCGTGACTACAGGAACTGGATTGCCCGCAGATAATTGTTGGTTTTCTAAGAACGCTATCTTTCCGTCTATCGTTGGCCTCGCTCCCTCGGCCACAGGGGCATACCTGTCAGCTAAATCATGACCCACACGAGTGGAAACTATGTCACGGGTAAGGTTCTTGCGCCCTACATCATCAAATGATCCCGCTATGCCTTGTAGCTCCCGTAACGCAACCAACCTGTTAGCATAAGATCCATTTCCAATAGACCTAACCGCTTTAGTCCTAGCTGTATCAAGACTCTTGATAAATGATTCCTGTACCCCGCGCTCTGCACAACGACTATAAAATTCTTTCAACTCAGGATTGCCCTTCTTGCCCGACACAATCCTTCGGACTATTTCTTTAAGAAGCCTACCCCATGATACATAGAACAGGTTTAAGGATGCACCAGATAAGCGGGTGCTAACATCTATGTCAGCTACCACCTGCATCTGATTCCTGTAAGGTGAACTCTGTTGAGGCCCGTATGTACTAACAGTATCAGTATTCTGAGCTAACTGGTTTGTAATATCCTCAAGAGCAGGTTGTACCCCAGTGCTCAAGTTAGGTGCAGCTTTTGTAATGATATTTACGTTGGGGGATAGGACAGCGTATGCTCCATAATAAGTGAACCCTAATTCATCTAGCGCCCTCTGGTTCTCTGGCTGAATCATAACCGCTGATCCTAACATCGCACCATCAATCATCTGGCAACGTAATCGGTTGCTCGTCTGAACGTGGTTAAAGATGCGATGCCCCAACCCGCGTATCGAATGGTATGTGCCATTTGAACCCACACCATATGCGAACATCACGTACGCATGTTCTGGTTTTTCGTAACGGGAAATTTTTTCGTATAAGAATTTTTTAGGTTCCATCTCAGCGGAGATGTAATGAGATATACTTCCATCCAATTCCCTAACCCAAAAATGTAACACGGATATTGTAGGATTTTGATGCCCTCCATATATATCGTTGTTCTTCATCTCGGCTTGTAATGACTCCCAATCAGAATAATTATTTTTGGAGCTGCTCCTACCATCAGTAGTTACATTTTTAAGTAGCACTCTTTTTACCTCGTCCACATTCCATCCAACCTTTGCTGCCGCTTCAGGATTTTTGATAAAATTAAATAGCTCGTGCATGTGGTACTGCCTCCTACCAACAGCTACATCAATAGCCGCCTCAGAAGCAGGAGTCTGCCTCGGAATTAAAATATCAGCAAAACTCCCTACCCGAAATTTCCAGTCGTCTGGTGTATCAAAGTAGGTGATCCCTGTACCATGTTTTATGAACGTCGTACAAAGGCGCAAGTAGTGGGAATGGAATTCAGGCCAACTGCGTAGTAAATGAGTTATCTCTTCAGATACAATATCTTCCTGCTGGGTGATCTCACTGGGCTCTCCCTCCGTGCCCTTTACCTCCACTAGCTTTTCTAGTGAAGAGTAAAGGTCTACGTAGGCGGATAGCGAAATATCCAATAGCCGTTGAGCTTCACCAAAATTCAAATTAGTTTTAAGTCCCTGCCCACTTACGTTAAGCTGTGCTTGGTTGTATGGACTCGCCCCATCAAACATCGCATCCACCCTAGCTCGATTCACGGACGACTGCTCATCAGCTTTGCGAAGAGCTTGAAATAGACTCAGGGCGCTCTTTACATCTTTAATACGGCTTTTTAAAGGCTTACCTTTTTCGTCAAAAGTAGATAGTCCATCGAGTTCGTTCAGGGCATATGGGTCATGAGACATTAATATATAAATTTAAGTCTTTTTCACTCATCATCAAGAGGGAATGTCTTAGTACTGCCCCAAGCGGAATGAACCACTTTTTCAACCTGAACATTGCGCCTCGTGCCTTCGTAGTCGTATAACAAAACGTAAGGCTTTTTATTAGATTTGGATACGGACTCTTTAAGCAAATACCGTTTTCCCGCGTATTGTCCTCGGCGGGGAGGGTCCATGCAATAGATTGCCCCGTGCTGGGCCACAGCATAGCGAGGAAAGTCAGGGACGGTGATAGCCTTCAAGTGTACCTCGATATCCTCCCTAGTGAGCTCTGGGGGCTTTCTTTTGAAAATGGCTTCGGCTAATCGTTTGGTATCGACAATAACTTGGTTATTATAATTATTATATATTACAGAGTACCACCGACCACTCTTGAGCTGGGAAGAGACACGCTTGCCCTTCCTATATATAAATCCGTTAGTGTCTATTTCATACTTACTGAATTGCGGGATGGGGCGGCGCTCATTTGTTTCGAGGAGGGTGTGCATATCGGAGGTTAGCATAGAAAAGAATTGATTCAAATTAAATACATAAAGTTTTTATATATACTCAATACAGTTTATAACCTTTACATTATAAATTGTATTGAGGTCTTAAAGAAAGTTTTCAATTTGTGTTTACACGTAAAACAGCTTGTTTTTATAATTACCATAAAAATGTATATACAATGGCATTACGCTCATTTTAATCTTGTTCAATTCTTTGTTAGCGCTCATTCCTGATTCTTGCGCTCTAAATTATGAGCGGTTAGTCGTAAGCCCTTTTCGAGCCCTCCTCTTTGCCATAATACGCTCCTTATTTTTGGTGTAGTACTCTTCATTATAACTCCGCTGCTCTTTCGTCCACTTGGGGTTCTCAGCCCTCTTCCGATCCCTCATAGCTGCTATGCGGTCTTTATTCTTTTCGTAGTACTTACGCTGGTATTCGAGGCGTTTCTTCTTGTTATTCCTATAATATTCTTGCTTCTTTTCATCAGGCATACTGAATCTTATAAGCGGGCCAAAAGAAGTCAAATTTTTTCTTATAACCCCCTATATATACAGATCAACACGCACAAAAACTCGTACACACAGGGGTGGCGTACCCCACAGAAGAACCAAATCCACACGACTCATGGCTCATTGTACCCTGCACCGTTTACACGCCTATGGAATCCTGATTCATGCTTCTTGCTTCACGTTACCAGCTCCCACAAAAAAGTCAGGCTTCGCATTGTTTTTCGAGCGCAAGCGGTTAATAAGTTTAATGTTTTATCATGCGGCGCTTCGCCTCGCTTTTTGCAAAAGCATCAGCGCATCACCTTAGTTTACGTTTAAAGTGTAACCAATGTTAAATCAAAAGACAGACAGGCTTCGCATTGTTTTTCGAACGCAAGCGAGTATTAAGCTCAATGTGTTGCGAAAGCGATTACGTTTAATGAGCACTTATATCGCCCACGCTTTCGTCCACTTAAAGAGCACTAGCTTGGATCAGCCCCATCTCTTTCCGTGCTCTTTAAATTAAAAGGATGGGGCTGATCATTGATCCCTGAATCTTGAATCCTGACTCATAGTCTAATAAGTATTCATGCAGGTCATTTGTCTTTTCATCATGCTCCCCAAGCATGAGGAAAAGCCAAATAGGGGTTATCATTTTTCAAGTCAGTGAAAAGACAAAGCGGGCTCTTAATCTCTTGAGGAGGGCATATATCCCGATAGTTTTATTCTAGTGCCACGTCTAATAGATTATATATCCTCCTCAAGACCCGCTTTGTTTTTTCTAATTATAAGTTCATGTAGCTACGTCTTGGCTAAAGCCCCCCTGCTTCGCCGTTGTAAAAACAGGACAAGAATCACTATTCCACTCCCCCCTAATCAGGGGAAGTAAAACAGCTCCCTGTGTCCAGTTTTTTTAAACAGCATACACCGTTCATTCGCACGAAGATTTTGTGCTCTAATCGACCTGCAAATTGTCGATAAGAGCAAAATCTTCAGCACTCAATCCCCGAAAATCACGTGTTTTTTATGTGTCGTGGAGACACAAAAAACATGTGCCCAAGCCCTTCGGGCCGAATTCCCTCTTCTCCTAGTCATCATAGATGACGAAGATTTTATGACTGGTTCCAAAACCAAACGAGTTTGGTTTTGCTGAATTCACAAAATTTCATGGCTCCTCTCGAGCCGAAATTTTATGTTCTTTCAGATCAAAATCTTCCGTCGGGCGAGAAAATCCCTTGGTTTTTGGGGCTGTTGTCTATTCCTTTAAACGCTAGGGTAGTTCGTTACAACAAGGCAGGAATAGCCATTAGCAGCACTAAGGCTCCGCCCTTAGCACTGGAACTGAACGCCCCTTAACAAATTTTCTCTCACTCAACCATTTTTACAAGGGCTAACCGCCCCAGTAAAAATACGGCCTCGTTTCTTCGGGATTAATGAACTCGCTAAAGGGGGAGATTCCCCCGACTGCGGCGTGTCCTCCGTCGTTCTTGCGTTTGTTCCTGAGCCCCTTCTTTTCCATTTTTCTGTCCTCCACGGAGTTATGGACAAAAAAAGTGAAAAAGAAGACAAACGCAATCGCTCCCTCGGCCAGTCCTCATCGGCTAAATCTCAGCAGGATTCTCGCTTGAAAGAAAATTTAAATACTTTAGTTGAAGCAAGTTTAGATTCAACTTCTACAAATAATAACAACAATACTAAACATAAAATAAAATATATGGCTACACAAAATAGCAACAACCTATCTGGTAAGAACTTCAAAACTGAACTAGATCTTACCTTATTAACCGCAATAGCACACACTATTGTTAACCACGAAACAGCCTGTCTTGAAAATATGGTAAGAATATCTAAAGGACACATATGGCTAACTGTTTTTAACTTCTTCAAAAGAGATAAAAGCGGAGTCGCAACTGTTGATGAATATGAGAACACTCATTCAACTAGTTTCAATACAACCCAAGAACAAAGAGAAAACTTTGGTGACATCGTTATCAAAGACAAAAAAGGCAACCCTATGTGCAACAACAAAGGTGAACCTTGGACTATTGCCTCTGTATTCTGTGGTAATACTCAGGAACTTGGACTCGTAAGAACAGCAGAAGAAGACGTACCTGACTCTGATGATCTTATTAACAAACTCGAAGCCATAGCTAAAGCTAAAGAAGAACTTGCTTCAAAAGCATAAACTAACACCAACAAGGGGCTCACTGTTTAATTGCAGTGAGTCCCTTAACTTAAACATTCAAAATATAACTACCATGTACATTGACCAAACATCCAGCCTACTCATCGCACTTATCATAACAATAGGTGCTTCACTATTAATAATAGAGCTCTTATGCGCAAAGAAAGCGCTAGCTCGTAGAGAAAAGGATTACAGTTCACTTCGAAAAGTCCACGAAAGGAATGATAAAACAATCAGAAATCAAAGGAAAAAAGCACTAAGAAAATGGATTACTGAAGTAGAATTCATAGCTCCCACAAATAAATACATTCAATTTCTTGAATCAGGATCAAAAAATTCCTTAACCAAATGGCAAAAAGATGTATTCACAGAAGCACTCAACGAGGTTGAACAATGGGGTCATGATTGCAATTAACGAAAAATAATATGAGCCATATTATTAAACCACTACTAACTGAATCATCTTGGCATAAAGCAACCATCAAATCAAAAAACAAAACTATGAAAAAAGAACTACCGCACTTCGAATTCAGACACGAACAATACGGTCATGTTAACACGCCATTTACAATCTGGGCTGACCCCCACAATTTCATTGGCGCAACATGGGCAACCATAAAAGATACTGAGAAACAAATCGCTTACAATGTACAGGAAGAAAGCTTTGTATATAATATAGCAGATCTCTACTTATCTTTACGCAGTATTACAAGATCAATACTACTTAAATATAAAGCACAAGGAGGAGCCCCATCACTACGATTAAGTACTAGTCACCTACTCAGAAAGCTACTAGCAAAACCAATCAAAGAAAGAATGGGCGATATATCAAGAGACATATATACACTCCGTAAATTCCACCATGTATATGAAGTACTTCAAATCTTAACAGAAGACGAACCTATTAAAGTTTCAACAAAGAAATAAAAACTATGACAAATCCAACTATTAAAAGACACTGGACTACAGAGCACTACCCAAACGCAGTACCCATTGATCTATGGGAACTGATACGGGCATTAACATATCAGATGAATCTTATGAATGGAGTGCCGCCTGAAAAAAGGCTCACTCCAGAATCATTCCAAGAAAAAGTAGCTTACTACACACAAGCTGGAACTAAGCTGGATGCTTATCGATCATACTCAGATAAACAAGGCAGATATTGCATGACAGTAGGCATCCGTTGCAGCAATGAAGACTCTGACTACTACAGTCCCCATCTCACATCGGAAGTCGCATCAAAATTTGACCTCGATCCACTCAACAAAGACTAAGAATGGAACATTCAAATAAACCCTTAACTGGAGGGACTCACTGTAATAACACAGTGAGTTCCTCACATTCTCACTTAACCACGCCAAGAAAAAGAAATAGTGTATTTTCCTATCAGAAAATACAATTACAAATAAAAAACATAGAAGAATCAACACCTCATTTGTATATGAATACTACATATGAGACTTTCCAAAACAAAACAAACAAAAAAAACAACCCCCCATACCAAAACTAAATAAAAACTAAAAAAACTATGAAAAAAATAATACATATACTATTCGCTCCATTCAGAGCAATCAAAAACAGACTCCTTGGTTCAATCATCAAGCGAGCAAACATCACAAATAAAACTATAAGTAACACATTAGTAAATGATCTACCTAATTTTCAATACGACCTAGTACAAGAGGTAGCAGAGAAAATAGATATGGATGATATTATAGGTGGCCTTGATTACTCAGCACTTGGCTATGAAGTAGACGAATGTGAACTAGCATCACACCTACACACCAGTGACATCGCCTATGAAATAACTAATAACCATCTATCAACATCAGAAGTTGCAGATGAAATAGATCTAGATCGACTTGCCTCTATTGTTAAAAAAGAAGTAGGAACAGATCTCGAAGCACTCGATTCAAGACTTGATGAAATAGATGCTAAGCAAGTTGATGACTCAAAATACAATGACCTTGTTAAAACAATCAAAAACCTCGAAGCATTCACACTTGCCATGCAAGACGAACATAAAGAAAATTATGTCCGTCATACTAATAGATTCCATCATCAAGACGACGATCTAAATAGAATTGAAACGGAAATGGAAGAGAATCTTATCCGCTTAAACAAAGACATGCATCAAGCACACCTTGAGCGCGGCAAACTGTATGAGAAAACAAATAAGTTTGTAAGCCGTCAATGGGTACTGGATGCCATTGAAGCAAGAGCAATCGAAACAGATGAACGGATAGATACAACAATAGCTAACACAGATGCACTATATCAACCAGAGCTAAAAGGATACAGAGTTACATTCATGGATGACTTCGAAGCCATCAATGAAGAAGAAGCATATGAAAAACTAATTCATTATTGTGAAGAGGTATGTAGGAACCAAGACGTAACAGCATTTAACTTCGAAGAAATAAATGAGTAATCAAACAAACAAAATTAAATGGAAAGTAAAGAACAACAGGAAAGAACAAGAGCAAGATTAGCCCGTAGAGGAATAATCTACTACACTAATTAACATATAAACCAAACAAGAAAGAAACCAAATGAGTAAACTAAAACATCTAAACCTATGGACACATCCTCAGAATTATATGGGGACAACATGGGAAGACTACTATGTATTCCTATCACAGACTAGAGACAGTGACGCACTGGAACGATCCAACTTTATCAAAGGATTGGAAGCAATAGGAGGTGAAGACCCTGAAATGGTAGTCACAGCAGGAGCAAACCATTGGGCTTATGGATGGTTGGATACTATCTACATCCATAAAGATGCCCATGCTACCCTACAAAAAGCAGATGAAATAATGGAGGAATTAAATAACTATCCTGTAGTAGACGAAGAACATTACTGCGAACTGGAGCACGAAGAAGCAACAGGAGTATGGAAAGACTGCTATGATCCGAAAGAAAGGATAGAGTTCTACCGAAAGCACGAGCCTCAGTGGTATTCATATAAAGATCTACTCCAAAGTGTGCGAATAGGTGACACATTCTGGGGTTGTGCAAGTGACCTACTCACCTAATAAACTAAACAAATAAAAACTATGATAGATATCAATACATTATTCCAAGAGTTATCACCAGAACAAGAGCAATCATTCCGCAAATGGGCACGAGAAAACTACAAAGCTCTCGAACACATTAAAGATATATGGCATCCATCAGTACGTGATGAATGTAATAAGATAAACAATGAGTTACTAGCTAACTACGAACAGAGACTTGCTGACAGTGGAGATGATCTAACTGAACCAACACGCCAGCAACTAGAGGATAAAATAGAATATATAAAAGACCAATTAGTATAATCCAAACAAATAAAGACTATGATAACAGAACTAAATAAATATAAAACAAGCGTTGCTATACAGATGAGCCCTAAAGATGATCAAAATAACAGATCATGGATGGCATCAGCATACGATAATAAATACAGCCACATGGGAGACGTAGCTACTATCTCATTAAGTACAATCCCAGAGCATCCATCGCCAAGGGAACGAGAAGAGATATTCAACTACCTATATGAATCCTGTTGTGAAGAGCATCCAACAGCAGACCATATAATCATTGAACAAGTACAGGAAACACAAGAGAAAGGAGAATAAAATGGGACTCGACCAATACGCATACAAAGTAAAACGTGAATACAACAGGCATTCGAAAACTGAAACAATAACCAAAGTAGAAATTGCATACTGGAGAAAACACAATGCACTCGAAGGATACATGTGTGATCTCTTCCATAGCAAAGGAGGAGACGGAGAGTTTAATTGTAGAACACTACCATTAAACAACGACGACCTCGAAAATCTAGATAAAGCAATAAACAATAAAGGGCTACCAGAAACAGATGGATGCTTCTTCGGAGAAGACACAAGTAAAGATGAAGAATGTAAAGCACTGGATAAGTTATTCATCGACGATGCAAAGAAAGCATTAGGAGATGGATGGGAAATTGAATACACCTCATGGTGGTAACATAATGAAAATAAAACAAAGACAAAACAAATTAAAAGACTTCTACCGAGATGCAATCCTAAATGAAAGTAACAAAAAAGAACGGATAATAGCACTCGACTTCCTCATTAATGACTACATTGAAAGCAACCTAGCGTTAGAAGAATTCGGAGGAGATGATGACTCAGCATTAGAAGAACTAGAAATCCTAGCTGAAGATTTTCTAGGATACAAAAGAAATAAATCAGAATGAAAACAGAACAACAAACTATGACCGACCCAAAAATGATAAGCCTCTATTCAAATAAAGTATTATTAAGTAGACTTAAACTAGAAATAAAAGGTATGACTCCATCAGGAACAACAGCCTACGCTAGAATTAAAAAACAATTCGGGCTCAAAGGAAACAAAGAAAAAGTACATCAAAAATTAAAAGAGATACTTGATCAAACAGAAGATGACCTACTGAATAAAAAAGAAGTACTAGCAAGAGATCTCAAAGTAGGAGATCTAGCTATCTTCAACGGCATCATACCAGAAAAAATATTAGAGATACATCCTTACGGAACATCCTTCCACTCACTAATATTCGTAACAGACCAAACAGATTCTCGTAACGGCCAACCTTGGCAAGCAGTCAAGCTGGATAAAATAACAACCATTACGAAAAACCAAACTAAATAAACTAAACTAAAAATAAATACTATGTCACACGAAATTGAACACACAGATACAGTCATCTCGACTAAGAAAGAATGGCACGGACTAGAAATAATCAAAGAGGAACTCCATCCTACGATTGTAGATAGTGACCACCGCAATGTATACTTTGATATACATGAAGGCACTGCGTATGCAGATGTTGATACAGATAAACGACAAGAGCTAGTTGATCTATCATCTACACAAGATGGTCTATCACACAGCGGAGTCATGGAACTACTAGGCACATGGTCTGAATGTCCTCATAATAAAATACTCACAAGAGAGTATGAGGGATTCAGATATGGCTTAGGTATTCCAACATCTAAATACAAATCCATTGAGAACATGAAGCTTGTCCAAGCAGTATGTAACTCACTGGATGATGAAGGTATCAAGTACACAATACAAACATTGGGTACACTGAAACAAGGTAAACTATTCTTCGCATCAATAGAAATAGCTGATGATGCAGAGAGAGTTATCAATGGAGATAACTTCCAGTTCTATCTTAACCTACTACAATCACATGATGGTTCATATGCAATGACCATGTTTGATTCAAACATGAGAGTCGTATGCTCCAACACATTCAAAGCATCATTAAATCAACAAGGTGATCTAGCTATCAAGATAAAGAAAACATCTAATGCAGAACTTCGATTAGAAGAAGCAGGTAGGACAGTTGCTAATATCTATAAAGGTAGAGATCAATTTGTATATATGATGAAACGCTTCGCTGAAGTTGCATGTGATACAAAGAAAGCAGAACAACTTATCTCTGCATACAAAGGTATTGATATGGATACTAATACTATATTATCAACAAGGGCATTCAACCAAGTTGTAGATATATCACACCTCCACGAAAATGGTATAGGTAACAAAGGAGAAACATTATATGATCTCTTCAATGCAGTTACTGAGTACTACACCAGTGGAAATGGAACAGGCCATGACAATGGCACAGCCGACCGATCATGGAAGAAATACACATCAAGTGAATTCGGTGGAGGCGCAGATGCCAAAGCAGGATTCGCTACATGGTTAGTTAAAGTAATAGACGACACCTCACTCCATGCAGAAGCAGAGAAAGGTAGACAACTACTCGAAACTAAAAAAGTAACTACACTAAATAAGCTTATTAAAGCCTAATGATAGCAGTTATAACATGGGCAATAGTATGGATACTCATAGCCTTAGTAGTATATATTATAACTGAAGAAACAAAATAAAAACAAGGGGGTGAAAGTCCCCCACATCTTAAATATAACATGTTAGTAGATATATCAGCAAATGAAGGGTACAAACTCATCAAAGATTGTGACGTAGCAAAAGGGTGGAAACAATACGCTATTGAATTCCTTTTCAATCATCTATACGACCAAACATCAAATGATTGTATAGATTTAATAGGAGCATTAGTTACTTGGAGTCACTACACATCAACAATGGAAATCATGCAGAACTATAAAAAATGGGAAGATGTAATAGATAGATCTGTATCATTTAAAACATGGGCTGATCATGATGATCCAGAAATTGATAAAGACGGATACAAAATAGAATACCTTGTACCAGATTATTAAAACTAAAGCGTACAAAAGGATACCTACTAGAATAAAAACTAGTAGGTATTTTTATGCTAACCTAAAGAGAAGTCAGGCTCGCAAGCTCGCTTTGGTTTTGGAGGGCGGGCAACAGCCATCTGAGATTTAAATCCAAGCATCTGTCTAATTTTTGGACCCCCCGCCTTTCAGGCATCTGAGATTTGGGCGGCGCTTTCAGGCATCTGAGACTTGCGCCCTGATCCCTGACTCCTGACTCCTCTCCCATAGGAGTTGCCGAAGTGCGCCTAAAAAAACACACTCTATAAAAATAGGGTTTTGGTACTCTAACGAGGCATGAATCGCGAAAAAACTTGCATTCCTGAACCATAGCACATGTCTTGTGAATAGGGGGTGCACTGGATTACAAACTATCTGAGTTTTAGTATGCACACTTCTTGTGAATAGGGGGTGCACTAAAACACTCCTAATTAATTCAAAAGAATTAAAGAAAAGTCTTGACCATTAATCGTGCATGATGTACCCTTGATTGTTGTTATACGGCAACACAATGAAGCGCCCCTCTCAGAAGGCTTTGTGTATGTCCTTCTGGGAGGGGTAATTTAAAACTAAACAAAAACAAACTATGAAAACAGAATACGCGCCAGATATAAAACAAGCTGTCAAAGATGCCAGCCTTAATGTTGCCTGTCTGCTGGATCAGAACTATGACAGCCCAGATGAATTAGAAAGTGAATTGTACAGGCTACAGGAATACATAACTCTTTTAGAGAATCACATATTAAACAAAGACGAACCAGTAATATAAAACAAACTATGAAAACAGAACCCACAGTATATAAGTTTACTTTCTACGGATGTGCCCACCCTTGGGTAGCTACAGAGAGTCTCCCTGAACAAGTAGACGAGGCGCTTTGTTACATCGATGGCCTCCAGCAAATGACCAAGCTGGAAGTTACAGAACTCTCCCTTAAAGAGAAGCCAAAGCCAAGACGCAAGGCGGTAAAGAAAGGGGAAACAAAATGACATCACAAGACCTACTAGATTTGTACGACATCAAAAGGTTTCTTCAAATGAGGAAACTTCTTGATGAGCCAAAAGACAATGAAGGCACTGAGGAGACTATAGGTTTCCTGATCAGTGCCTTCATTGATCGGGCAGAGGAGGAGACTCAAGGTTTCATAATCACTTCCTTAATTGATCAAACAACGAAGGAAACACAAACATAAACCAACAAAGAAAAAACAAAATGAAAATAAAAGAAGTAATTCAATTTTTTAACGAGACTGTAAATTTCCCTAGTCGCCGTGGGGATGCTGATGATTATATTATCTGGGAGCATTGGGCTATAGAGGATTTGTTTTCCGAAGATGAGCGCAAACAAATAACAGACAAGGAATGGGAATATGCGTGTGGTTATAGTATGACAGAGTTTGATTGGGAACAAACAAAGGATGCTATAGCGTCTCTTATACGCCGTGATCTAGTCGACTTCAGAAAATTTAACGGGGAACAGGAAGAAGATCTGGGTGATACTTGGATTAAGATTGAGAAGGACAAATCTATTCATGGAAGAAAACACCCAAGATAATGGCTACAGAATTAAACAAAGCAATCCACCGCGCTGTCGAGATAGATGGCGCAGACTATATTGTTTCGCTCCAGCCTGACCCGCCACGGGTCACGCTGAGAAAGAAACGGCATAAGAATACAGCAAGTGAAATCACCCTTGCAGAATTACTGGAACCAGACACCATAGTAGCAGACACACGAGAGGAGGAAGTAGCGCTTATGTCTGATAAAGATTGGGAATCATTAGGTAATTACAAACCATCTGACGCAGACTACATACATCCAAGTGACTTAAAGCTATGGGCAAAGTACAGCTACCCTAAGTTTAAGGTAGCATGGGAGCAGTACAAGTCAGCTACTAGAGGGAACAAACAAGCCGATATAATCTGGAACACAGACGGCTCAATAGAAATCGCTAACCACCCAGAGTAATATGAATAAGTCACAATGGAAAAAGAAAGCAAGAGGGAAAGTAATCCGTAAAAATAAACATAAAAAGAAACTGGATAAGCTAAAGTTTAAAAAAAGAATAGCGAAAGGAAATGACTACCCCGAAACAAAATAGGCGAGCAAGAAAGAAAGGGCTTAAAAAAGCGAGCCGTAAAAAGCGGAGAGTTAGTATTAAGAATTCGAGTACTGAGGATCTCACGCGCAACAAAGCAGGGAATAAATATATATTCGATGGGAAGCAAAAGTTTATGCGCGGGGTAATGGCTTCCTCGGATGGAAGTAACCAAAGAGCAAAAAATAAAAAACAATGCAACAGATGATATACGCAATATTAATAATAGGAGTCTACCTAAGTATAGTTTACTTTTGTTTCTATCTTCTACGGAAGCTGAAGGAACAGGCAGAGTATATACAAAGGCATAACGAACGAACCCTCACATACAAACGGAGGATACAAGCAATGACAGAAACATTAGAAAGGGAGCGAGATGCCCAGCAATCACATATCAAATAAGCCATACCATGATTGGTTAAGGGAGCAAGGCAAGAAGCCGAAGGTCTTATTCACCCATGACTTCAACATACCATTCAGCGTGGACTCATTCGAGAGTGACCCTTGGGAGGTGGACGCTGAGACAGTGGCGTTGACTTTACTTAAACGGGTACAGAACTGTAGGGATTCTGACACTATCATGGATGCCATTGAGCACACCCAAACTATATCGGAGCAAATTAAATGATAATAACAATAGGATTAATTGTATGGCTACTAGCTATCGTATGTGTTTTGCGGTTCTTTACTGTATCCGCTAACAATCAACATAGGAAAAGAGGAGGAAAGAAACCGTGATACGTTATCGTTCAGCGGATTGGTACTCTTGTGACCCAGCGCCTCTTGATCCTAGGGTGCGCCCTCATGAAATGGTCGAGCGCATAACGACCAAGGAAACGCCAAGCAAATTAATTATGATAGACGAAGAAACCGATGAGGAATTTCTTTCTCGGTTTGGGTTAGGGTGCGGCGACCTGCCCTCAGATTATCCCGAACGAATAAAGCGAGCTACCCACCACCCACGTACAATGAGTATTGTAATGGACAGGCAGTATGTTGCTTGCCATTCAGATGCCATCCACCCTGCATCCTGAACCCTGACCCCTTGATTCTGAGCTAGGAATAAAGCTAGAGGAGAACTCTGGATGAGGCGTTTTTCATAGTAACGTCTTTGATGAACACCTAGTTTAGAATCAAGGGGTTAGGGAATCCCCTATTGTTTATTACTTATTTGATGTTATTTTAATAAGTATGAACATCTTGCGCATCTATTATGAACAGTATGAACTACTGTTAAACATGCAGATTGTGGATGGTCATATACTGCCAGAGACATTCAAAGTTTTCCCTGTATTTAGGGACGTTGATGGTAGCAATCCTAAACTGGGGGAGGCAATAGTCCTCTCATTAACTGAAGCAAAAATAATCTTACCTATTAAATACCTAACATGAATCTATCTACCAAATGCCATCCCGAATCTGTTTTGAAAGCTGTCTCCGAAATCTCTGGTTATAGTCCAGATGAGATAGTTAGTAGTAAACGTGGCAACTCCATCACAGCTTGGAGGCACATAGGAATGTTTGTTGCGAGACAACGTGGGATGACATTGGATCAAGTAGGAAAACTATTTGGTAAGCACTATACATCTGTGAGTTTTGCAGAGCGTAAGGTGGAGAAGAAGATGAATGACACAGTTCGTAGGGCTATAGATGCTGTAAACAATATAGTAGATAAATGATATGAGTCTTAAACGATATCTTAAAATTGATGGCGGGGGTGACTACTCATGGCTTGCTCTTAAATCTATCTACGGGAGATATGAAATAACAGGGGATCGTAAAGGATCTCGTGTCCTTCTATTCCGTGGACTGAGCGAAGACAATGCCATAGCGCACTTTAAGAACTTGGCAAACAAGCACGGGGCTTATTCGTTAAGCCGCCCTCTTACAAACTATCTGGTACGTACTTAGTTCTCGTCGTGCCTGTAGAAGCGTGGGATGTTCTTGAAGTAAGCGTCTAGTAGGCGCTCTCTTCGAAGGAAAAGGGCGATCCCTGTGCTCTCGTATTTATCCCGCAGTTTCTTTTTCAACCCCTTGTGTGTTTCCCTTGGGGTTTCAGTTAAACCATTAAGCATAAATTTGTACCTACGTTTTCCGAACTGCGCTCCATGAACTATGTTCCGCACTTCTTCCTCAGTCATGCCCGCCAATGAGCCTAGGTGTTTTAGCGTATGTGCCACCTCTTTATCCAAACGAACTCTGTGGTCTATTTCATCTAGCACTAAACCCTTTATATCGTTATCAGAAAGAGGGGATTCACTAAGAACTTTATTCTTTCTAAGGGATATACTTTGTGTTTCTCTTCTTACGTCAAATAGGTATCTCCTCATGTTTTTTTGGATGTCTACTTTGTAGGGCTTTACAGGTAGGAATTCCTTTCCTATTCGTTTCATTACATCTTCTACAGGGTTAGTCCCCATCATCGTTATTGCTTCTCTACCCGCTTTCATAGTCCTTGGCTGGAATGCTTCTTCGAATAAATATTTTGCCCCCTTTAAAAATGCATCTTCAGCAGTATCTCTTTCTTCCCATATCTTTTTGTTTGTTTGCGGATCTCTATTAGCTTTTAAATTTAAGGCTGCTCCTGCAAATATCTGATCATCTAGGTACTCATCGACGATCATAGATTTAACAAAAGCAATCCCCATTTCTGCGGCGCTCCCTCCTGTAGCTCCTATTTCAAAACTACGTAAGAACGGGTCTACTATTAAAGAGAACGGATTCAGGTATGTTAAGTCTGTTGTCCATAGGTTCCCTTCATCATCTTTGGTTATATAGAAGGTATGGTTTTTGAGGTACTCTACTAAAGTCCTTCTTAATGCCGCATCTTCCTCATCGTCAACTCCTTCTCCTAACCTCATCAGTAGTGGAGCAACTGCGGATAATCCTACAGTTACAGAAGTCAATCCAAATAACCGCCTCAAACCTCTCCTTTTAATGACAGGGTTTTTATCTTTTATTTCACTGAAGCTCCGCCGTAAAGTATTAATTGGTATTCTAATTAATTCGGTTTTGAATCGTATAAAAGGAGCGAACATCACACCAGCAGTAGATTTAGTCCATCCCTGTACAAATGGGGAAGACCTACTGTATGACTGGGCGGTATCTAAAACTATATCTGCCGCCGCTCTCTCAAGTTGGTTCTCTGTCATATGGAAATACTTATCATCTCTGCCTTTTGCTACCGAATTTGCTTTAGCTTTCTTTAAAACACCAAGCTCATGTTCAAAATAGTATATCTTATAGAAGGTATCCATCGTCGCTGACATCTCTTTGAGATTAGTGTACGCCTTGTGTAATGCGGTTCCTACTTTCTTTAAGTCTTCTGGCGTTGTACTCTCATCGGACAGTTCGTTGATGTCCTTCGTTGTCTCATATATGCGTTTCATCAAATCATTTGGGTCTGTATCCCCAGCGAATAATTCTTCCAACATCTTAGGACGGATCTCGTCGCCAATAATATCTAAAGCATCCAGCTTAGAATAGTAGGCATTAAGTTTTTCTGGCCCTAGTACGCCTTTAAAAAAGAATCCTTTTTTGCGTCCAATCTCTTTAATCATACTCCCTGTCAACGCCACAGGAGCTAGTATTCCTTGGGCGGGGCCGAAGAACAGTACGTTACTTAATGAGTTCCTTAAATAGAATCCTATGGAGCCTAATGTTTTAGCTGCCATTGATGACCCCGTTAACACCTGAGCTGCTTTTGTAATGCCTCTAGCTACTTGTTGCCCCTCATTCATTGAAAGAATAACGCTGTCCCTTATTTCTTTCAAAGATTCCACCATTTCTGTGGGGGCAAAATATGATTCGTTCTTCCCTATGATTACGAAAGGATCATAGCGGGCATCCCCATCTGCCATAAGAGTCCCCCATTTTTTTTGTTCTTCTAGCTCAAGACCCTCATGCTCGGCTCCAGTAATAATCCATCTGTTCTTTGCTTGTACCCCAAAATCCAAAAGGTTTTTGAGGAACGCCTGATGAGATGCCATTATACCTACATGCATATAGGTACGCATAATCGCATCATATCCAGTAGAGTCTCCTTCTTCTCCCATTAGTTGCCTTAACGCATCTGGGATATTTTTCCTCCCCTTTAATTTTTCTTTTAATATAGCGGAAAACCCTATCCTGTTGTTTTTATCCTTTACCATTTTGTTGGGGTCGATAAGTAATGCGTCTCCTGTACTATATGAGTTGAGAAACTCAATCATCATATTGTGTATCTTAGGGGGCATCTCAGTAGATGTTTTTCCTTGCCCTTCTGATAGCTCTGCCCTTGCTATAACTTCTGCGTCCCCCAAGCGGGTTACTACTTCGCCCGCTTTAACGTCGTCTGTAACATCAAGATCTGCGCTCTCCTCGGTAAACTTCTCGCTATTCCTGAGAATTTGAGCCGACCTTGCATTTATATATTCCTGCGTAAAAAACTTAGCTGCTTCTTCTCTTGCTGTTGCATACTTCTTCTCATGTAAAACTTTTCCAGCAAAGAACGGGTCTGAAAACAATTTGTATGATCTTGTTAAGTATATTTCCAAGTTACCGTCTATGGTCCCCTTCAAGGACTTCTGCATGTCCTCATCATTAGGGAACAGGACGGCTATCTTTTTAGAAAAAGCATCTGTCTTTTTCCTTAGCTCTAATAAGTGTAGCGCTATAGCTCCTTTGGGGGTTCCATCTTCTTCGTACCCTCCTAGTCGCATGATAGCATTATGTCTTCTATGAGCGATTAATGCTTTTTTATTTTGGTACGCCCTTTTGTAAGCCAGCTCTTTGTTATTCTCTAATTGTTTTATTTCTTCCAGTACTTCTTCCAACTCCCCGTTCCTTTTCTCACTCTCCTTCTCCTCTATGAGAGCTAATCGTTTATTATTTAAGACTACCTTTCTTTCCCTATACTTCTGCTCTATAAAATCATGTATCTCTGGTTCCAGTTTCAATGTCTCCCCGTCACCTGTAATATCTTTAAACAATCCAACAGGGGCATCTCCATCTGGGTACTCTTTAGCAACCAAATAATCCAACCTACCTTTATACTTTTGTATCTCATTAAAGACTGCATTACGTAATGCCGTAGCTTGTTGATTTAATCTTTGAAGTCTTGGGTCAGCGCCTCCGACCAACCACTTCATAATTCCTTTAGGCTGTCCTTTATACTTCCCTGTCTTGAACATAGGAAGGGTCAGCATAGCGGTTAAGTCTCCGTGTTTAAATATAGTGGGAGTCTCCCCATCTCCAGCAATTTGTGACTCTGTTATTTCTACCTCTTGGGTAGTAGTCGTGTCTGGCCCTGCTTCCAAGATGCTCGGGTCAAAAACAACAACTTCTCTTACATTCTTATCTGTGCCTTGCATGTACTCAACAACACCTTTAATGTCCACAGAGGATAAAAGTAACCGTGTGACATTCCTTATTTGGTTGGGTGTCCAGTGAGATGTGGGCTCTTGTGGGTTGATCCCTGCGTCCTCTACGATCTCGTAAGGGACTACTGTCCTTTCTTGCATCACCTTACCGCCCTCTATGTCGGCTGTGCCCATCCTTCTATTAAGAGCCCCTATAAAATCGTTCCCTGCTCCTTCTCTATGCGGCCAATAAACCTTACCTTTTTCAGTAAACTCACTCCAATCTTTATATGGAACTTCTTCCCTCACAACACCGCTACTGTCTGCCTCGGGGTGTCCCTCGCCTACGTATTTTTCTACTACGTAGCTTAACTTTTGTGCGAGCTTATCTAGTTTACCTTGCAGCTCTGAGGACCATTTCGATCCTATTCTATAGATATCCCCCTCGTGCCTTTTTTTAACTCTGAGTCTAAAAAGGTTTCCTCTGGCTTCGTAGGTACTGAGGCGGCTTCTTGCGTTATCAGTTGCCCCTTCATTAGAAGCTAAGAAATAAATACCAGCACCATTGATAGCGGCTGTTCCCTTAAAGTCTGATTCGGACCACCCAATACGAGCCCAGTCGAATCTTTTAATGTCGTCTACCTTTTGATATGTGAAGAGATCCTTATTTGTAAAGCTCTCGGGTATTTTGGATGATTCTACAATACCTATACCTACTGCTGGTGTAGGTATTGTAGCCGTGAACAGTTTTTGTATTTCCTCTTTCCCTCTAGCCGTGATATCTCTTGAGCCTATTCCAGCAAATTTATCTGACAAAGTAGGGGGTCTGCTTGTTACCCAGCTACCTTCTCTGTCCAAGTGGGGAGCCCACTTGTGCCACTGATTGGACACCATGTCGAAGACATGAACTTCTTTCCCCTGATCTATCCCCATTTGGGTGGCCCACGCAGTACCACCTTTCACTTGACCCCCCACAAAGCGGCTTACAGCTATTACTTGGTCAGAGTCCCTGACCTGAAACCAATTTCTTCTGAGGAGGTTGTTCACAAACTTCCCCTTGGTAGGCCATGCTCTATCAAGAGTTTCATTGGCCTTAGCTAGATGTTCGTTAGCTTCCTTTAGTTCCTCTGCGGTATGTGGGGTGCGGTGCTTATTGCCCTTAGCATGTCCTTCAAATGAGTGAGCCTCTACCTTGAACCCTGCTTCCAGAGCTGCGAACTCGAACGCTGTATCTGCTCCAGACGCTCCTCCAGAATGGAGAACCCTCTCTACTGCTGGAGTCCCCCCGTCCCCCAAATAGTTTAAAGTCATAGGGTCACGCAACCCGAGATCAACGAGAATCTCATGTATAGCTCTGGCTTGTGTATTTACATTATCTCCATCCCCTCCAAATTTATCTGTTAATACTTTACCTGAACTAGCCCTTCCTATTTCAGCTAACGCTTTTGGGTTAGCAATAAAATATTCTGCCCACAACCCCTTATAAGTTGCCCAGTACCAGCTATCTTCTCTGTCCAAGTGGGGAGCCGCTGGTAACCCCTTTCCTGATTGTTTAGCCTCTTTTTGCCACACATATTCTATTGTTTTTCCAGAAGGGAGCTTTGCTTTCTTAGCGGAGAACTTTACTCCTATTCCTTCTTCATCCTTCCCTGCTGTTGACACCTCAAACCCTTCAAATCCTTTACGAGCAACTTTACCAAATCCTCTCGGTGAGGCTGTATCTACTGGTGGTGCTGTATCTCTGAGTAGCTTATGGAACCCTTCTTCAAACACAATATTGGAGGGTATCTCCCCTGCGTCTAAATACATTTTAGCCATCTGCGCCCCTGTCCAGCCACTCAATCCCCCTTTCGTTTTCTGAGCTACTAAGAATTCTTTATCTGGCTTAGAACGAGCTGTATCATATAGCTTACGAATATTTTTAGTTATCTCTTCTGGTGATAATGATTTTTTATCTGTTGCTGTTTTCTTAGTAGGGAGCGCATAGGAAGTTCCATCCTTTCCATCCTGAAGTCCTTCAGCTTGCCCTTTTACATTCCACTTACCTTCTTCCCCTTTCTCCTGCTTATTATAATTACTGTCTGCTCTAAGTTTCTTAAACTCATCTACACTTTTCCCCTCACCAAAAGTTGCGTACCCTGCTGCCCCTGCTCCGTGGAAACCCTGTAGGTTGGACCCGAACACAAATACTTGGTTTTTGTCTAGGGAGGTTACTTCTCCTTTGTATGTTTTCGAAGGAACAACCTTTGATGCTGCTCTTCTTTTAATAACAAACGTCTTTAAAGCTTCAGCGTGATTAGGCTTGATATTTTCATCATAATATAAAAGACTTTTTCCATCTAAAGCACCACTATCAATCTGTCCCAGAATCCATTCCCTACGGTTCTGATATTTATCTTTATGCTCAAAGTCTTCATCACCTTCCAACCATTTACGATAATATTCTACAGTCTGATCTAGGTTTTTAGTTGGTATAGTATTTTTGAAACCTCGATGACTAAATGGATTACCAAAATGTTTTTCCCCAACATCCCATTTTCTAAGTACGTTTATACCATCTCCAGCATCTTCTGCATCTTGAACTAATTCAGTAACCTTTCTCCCTTTTTTTCGTTTAACATAAACAACATTTGGTTCGGCTACAGGCGCTGGTGGTCCTTTCTCAATTCGATCTACGACGGAAGAAAAGTTTGCTATTTTAGCCTCGTCAGTAGCGTCTACATCCAAAGGCACTATCCCTAAATTCTTTTCGATAGCCTCGCTGAGTTTATCTAGTCCTTGTACACTAGAGTTCTGTATAATGGGGGGTATTTCTATTTCTGTATTAGGTATAAATTCAGGAAGAACTTGGGGGCCGCTCCCATCTGAATTAAGTGGTTCTCTAATGTCTCCGAACTCTTCATCAAGGCTTTCGGCTACTCTCTTTAAAGTAGGGCTTCCATAGAAATCATCTACGTCTTTCTGTGTTGGTCCTTTATTGAACCAACCTTTTTTCTTACTTAACCCGAAAATAGGATACCATTTCCCCGCATTCGGCTTTCCTCCTAAGCCTGTTGAAAGATAGAAAGGAACAACCACACCATTTACATTCCTAAAAACAATAGCCCTCTTAGCAAAATTAACCATAGGTGCTGAGTTTGTCTCATCATAAGGAACATCTACTGCGGTAACTTGTGGCTCTCCAACATAAACATCAACGGGGTCCATACCCCTATCCGCTTCTGATACCTTTGTCTGCCCTTCGAAAGTATGTATGACTTGTAATGGATTATCAGGGTCAAATGCTGGGACATGCTCTGTTGCATACCCCGATTTCATATCATTATACGCGGCGACGACTCGATATGCCATCTTCCGAAGTACAGGATTATCTCCAGATTTACTATTTAGGATTTCCAGAAGTTTCCCACTTAGTTTTTTCAAGTGGCGTACGAATATCTTCAGTAAACTAGGGTTCCCTTTAAAGAAATCTGCATCCTGCTCTGTGGTGGTTCCACTTAATATACGCTGGGCGTGCATACGTAAAATTTCTTTTGCTAGGGTTCGTTGCTCCGCTTGCCATCCAAACCCCTCCTGCACTTCAACATCAGTTTGTTGCAGCCTTGCCCGCGCTGCTTCCCTGTCCTCCTCCTTCGTGTAATAAGCTTCTATAACAAAATCAATATCTTCTTGTGACAAAGATTGATATACTTCAGTGAGTTCCTCAGTTGTCAGGTCTGCTAAAGTAGCATGATGTATTACTTCCTCTATAAGACCAGCCCCTGCTAAGTTCCGAGCGTTAAAATTTGATAAATTTTTAAGTGCATCTCCTAACGCTCTAGGCTCTATGCGTATGTAAGCCTCTGTTTCAGTTACTACATGGGAGAAAGCTTTGATGGGCTTCCCACTATCATCCGCATACTTCCTCTGTTCATCTGACACAAACTTCACATCGACTCCAAAAGCACGGCCTAATAAAACCAATTCATTTAGAGTGCCCTGAAGGTTAGCAAGTGCGTCCTGTTCTTGTGGTGTATGGTCTTCATTTATAGTTGTAAATATCTCTATTTGTTTTGCGTGTTTAGGATCAACAGGGGCTTCTGCCTCTGCTGCGTCTTCATCCTTTGTCTCCTCCTTTGTCTCCTCCTTTGTCTCCTCCTTTGTCTCCTCCTTTGTCTCCTCCACAATAACTTCAGCCTCTGTATTTTCTATTACTGCTTTATCCCCATTCGCTATGGTGTTTATCAGGTCTTCTTTTTCTTTTGCTTGTTGCTCTGGAGTCTTCTCTGTAGCTAGTTCACCTTCAACTTTTTGTACGTCTTTCCATTTTATACCAACAGCTTCGGCTGCTTTTTCGTTGGCTTCCATCTCCATAGCAATGGCAGCAGGGTCCATTAAGTCATCAGGATAACTTTCTTGGTGTCGTAACTGGGCGTGTGCCCTCTCATGTTCCTCAATAAATTTAATGTACCCGTTAACTCCACCCTCACTCCCCCTTAGTTTCTTTTTTAACTTTGCTAAGTCTACATCTTTGAAAACTTCTTTCTTCTGTTGTGAAGTCTTGCTGTCCACATCACCTGCCAAATAAGGGAGAGGCTCATCGGCATTAAAATCTTCTGCTATGTCCTGAGTATATAAAGTTATCTCCCCCGTTTCTCTATTCAGCCCAGCTAACTGACCTGCTTTTTTAGATGAATCTTTTACTATCGATATCCCTAATTCCTCATCTGAAACTTTCTGGCTAGCGTCTGCGAGCTTCTGGGATTGCTCAATGGCAGTCCCTATCATAGTACTATAATCCTTTGGCATCTCCCGCATTTCTGTCGCACGTAGCTGTTGCCTCGTGATTCCTTCCATTACAACATTAGCAGTCAGTGGAGAGTTGGTTTCTTTTAGGTGTGCTATTAATTTAGTTTCTTCGCTCTGCCTCAACATCTCCACCTCTCCTCGGGCAAAAGCCCCTTTCTTTTCCGCTATCGCCCTGACTCCAGCAGCCCCCTGACCAATTACACCCCCTATTGCTCCTGCGTATAGCGCAGCAGATACCCTTTCAATCATAGGGGTATTCTCATTTAGCGCCGCATCTACAATAAACGAATTAATAAACTCATCTATACCCTCCTCAAAAAATTCTTCAGTTCCACTTTTCAGATACCTTCTGTATATATCAGGGAATACTTTAGGTACAACTTCTTTAATCCTTCCCGATAACCATGTACGCATCGCCTCGCCGTGTTCGGACTTAGTTATCTTAGACCTACGCATTCTTTCCAAAACAGATCTGTGTTGCTTGTAAGTGATCCCCCTAAGAAATGCATCTTCAAAACCACCCGCACCAACACTACTGAACCCTGCTGTTATAATACCTGTTGCCATACCTGCCGTTAGCGCAGCGCCTAAAGCGGCATCATGTTTCTCTTCATGCGTACCTTCCATGTTACCATAGACCGTGGCATAAGTAGCCCCTGATGATCTATTAGCAGCGGTCAGGAATAAGGCAGAAGTCTGTACCCCCGTTACTAAGTTGCTCCTTACTTCTTTTTCTACTTGTTTTCCTACTCCCTTTTTGGTTACTGTTTTGGTTACCGTTTTAGTAAGTAGTCCATTATAGGCATTAATAGCCCCTATAACATCCGACCTCTTGGCTGACTTCGTTATATATCCCTTTACCCTAAGTCTAGCTGCTGTCCTTCCCGCATCTTCACCAAACTTTTTAGCAAATACACTGCCCGTTAAACTTTTTGTAAGTCCTTTAGCGGTAACTCTGGTTCCTTGTTTTAGTCCTACGTAAGCAGCCCCGCCTATACCAAATGTACCTGAACTCAACAGGACTGTAGCACTAATATCAACCACCATTGGTGCTATTGCAGTAGCAACATCAGTAGCGAACCCAAATTTATCCCCAAATATTTTAGCTACTTCTCTTCTGTTCTGCCTATCTTCTTCTTGCTCTACCAAGAAATCAATCGCCCCTTTATTTTCCATTAAGGCAGGTACTATAAAAAGCAGCCCCGTAAAAGAATCTGCGATAGAGGCCCCTAATGCGCCTACTCTGTTTTTTACCCCACTATAATTCTTAGGGTTTATAAGGAACTCCTCCAATACCTCCCCGTTAGAATCGCCATCTTGTTTTCCTTTTATTTTAGCAGCCGCCCATTTGTTTTCTACCGTGGAGTCTTTGAATAGCTCATCATACCTAGGGAATTGACGAGTAAAGAAATCTTTCCTGAAATTAATAAGTGAGCTTCTTTGTCCTTTTGTTAGGTCTGAACGTATTTCCAGAGCAGAATCAAACTTCCCTCTGTCTAACAATAACTCAATATGAGGTATGACAGCGCCATTCTTAGTTACTTTTATATTGTCCCCAATTTTATCTATATTAGATTCATACTTAGCTTCTCCTGTTTGGTACGCTTCAAAGATAGCCACCTGTTCCAGAGCGTCCATGATATCTGAATCCTGAAACCTGTTCCGTGAAACATTTTCCTTGATGTCTTTACCACGAGAGTACTGGTTAGCAAGAAGGGTTCGTGCTTTAGTGATCAGGGCAGAGGGGTCACCTTCTTCTTTATTATCTATAAAATAATTTTTAGATTCTTTTAATATCTCCCTATAGAGATCTTTATCTTCTTCGGATTGTGAGGCAGAAGAAAACTCAGTCCTGACTTGGTTATCACGGATAGCTTTAAAGGCGTTAACTCCTTTATATACATCGTTCATTCCCGTGGCTACTTGCCACATATCTCTGTGGCGAATAGCTCCCCTCCGTATAGAATCAGCTATGGCTTTTTTACTATCTAATATATTAGACCCCCCAATCAATTCATAACTGATAGCGCCATCAGCTCCTTGTCTTCTAAGGGAGGCGAGGCTTAATCTGTCATGCTCAACTAAATGCTGTTTAGCTTCATTGACTTCATCCACAAAGTCTTCTCTAGCTCCTCCATTATTAATAGAGTCGTAGTAATTATCCCGTGCTTGTTGTCCGAAAGCGTCATAGATGAGAGCGGCATCTGTCTCTGTAGTGCCAGCGTCAAGTTGTTGTGTGTGCTCAGGATCTATTTGAGTGACTCTGGGGAGTATATTATTTCTTATGGCTTCTTCTGCATCCCGATCTAGCGTCCCTCTTTCAAATTCGAATTCCCGTAGATAATTACCGTACCCAATCAGCTTGTCCTTTTCGTCGGTTACACCAGTTCCCGCAGAACCTGTCCATTGGTTAAAATTTAAGGGGTTAGTATATGCGTCATTACCTGACGAATCAGTTATAAGTTCTCCTGTCACAGCAGTTCGGGTTATGTATTATGTGGCGTTTAATAAACTATTTATCTCGGCTGTTTTTTCAGCCGCCATATCTGGTCGGTTTCCTTGTAAATCTGTTTGTGCGGCAGCGGCCTGTAGAATGGTAAGCAACTCACCCAAAGAAGATATGTCATCTAGTTTAGTAATGTCCTTCCCTAAGAGTTTTTCGAGGTCTTCATCTTTAAGGACAACTGTCTTTAACAACTGAACTATAGCTTCTATCTTATCAGTTTCTTCATCGTCATTTGTAGAATACTCATCTAAAGATGACTGAGCTCCTTTAGCCATTATTATAAACCTATCCAAAGCAGCTACTGTTTTAGAAACTTCCTCCCCTGCTTGTTTACTAGCATGTACGCTTGTTAATACATCTAACTCTAATTGTTGTAATGTAGTTCTCGGCCTCAGGCGTGGAGCTAATGCATTAAAGGTATCTCGATCTGCTCCTTTCAGTGTGGATATCTCATCTTCCCATCGTTTATTACTCTTGATAGTTTCTTTCGCTTGGGCAGTTACCCCTGCCAATTTAGCCGCATTTTCAAGTACACCTTTGCCTCTCTTACCCTTCATTAAAGACGTAATGACAGCGGGGTTCCCTGAGGCTACTGCTTGTGAAATCAGATTAGCTCTCATGGCAGCATCCCTCCCCTTTTTCTTTTCCTTCTTATCTAACTTTGCGCCTACATTATTAAACGCTGTCTCGTATAAAGAGGCGGTTATGGGGTTCCCTAACGCTTGTGGGTTTGCGAAAAGTGATTTCTGTATCTCAGAAAACTGTGTCTTGGCATTAGCTCCTGACCCCATTATTTCCTCCAGCCTCTGTGATACAGGAGCTTGAAGAGCGTCACCAGCTTGTGCGAACCTTGCTTTACGCTGTGCTTCTTTTAATTGCAGATAACTCTTTTGTTCCTGTTGATATAATAAGTTCTGCTTCCTCATCTCTGGGGCATACCGATTATATAAAGCCGTTTGTTGATGTAAAGGAAGGGAGGAAGTGGCCCCAAAAAAGTCCTGCCTCATGGGGGATACCACATTGTCGGGATTGAAATCCCCTTGTAGTGCCGTTTGTTGCGCAGCTATAATAGCACTTTTCGCTGACTCCTCGGCCCCTTTCGTTAGTTGGTTACGAGTTCCAGTACCAGCTTCATACATAGCGGCGGTGGCGGCAGCTCCTTGTATTTTAGCTTTAGCTGCCCCAGTAAATCTTTCTGACTCCCTGAGTAACCTACTGGACTCAGGGGTAACCTGCTTTACCCCCTGAAGGGATCGTGTATTATAGGCCATATATTTAAATTTTTGGCATTAAGAGCGACGGCTTCTCCCTGAGCGAGCCCAGTCTATTACTTTTTTTGTAGCTTTTGTTCGCTTATCCCGTTCTTTATCATACGCCAAGCCAAGGTCGGGAAGCTTTAATTGTTTATTCCTGAAGTCCTTTTCTTTCCTCTCTCCCTCTTCTCGTTGTAGCCTACTACCAACACTTTCTACCTCACGTGGCTTGGCTTGGGGTATCATTGGATCTTCCCTACCTATGTTCGGCATATTTTGTGGCTTCGGGGAAAGCTCCATCTTGGGAGCCTTAGCGACTTCGTCCGATGTGTGGAATCCCTCGTTTACTGTGGCATCTATATCTAACTTAGTTTTTCCTGCTCCCTCAAAAGGCTGAATCTTATCTGGGTCTACACCTAACCCCTCTCTAAGCGGAGCTATTTGTTTCCGTTGTTCAGAGCTGGCTCCTTTAGACCAAAGATCCATTACTTGTTGCTGCTTAGAACCCATCCTTTGCTTTGCAGCATCCCGCATATCAAGTTCGGCATAAGATTCTGCGGGCTTATCAAAGTCCATAGCTCCTCCTTTTACGCCCTTATAGGGGTCGCCTAAAGCTCTTCTACCTGCGGAGGTAGTAGAATGACCGATGACCTTACCACTTTTATCTCGGATAACTCTCCCTAAAAGTTCTTCTTTCCCCCCTGCCCCCTCAATGGCAATCTTATTTGCGTCGCTCTTTTCTTTTGTGATCCTATCTCTTTCCGCTTGTTGCGCTAAGATCTCGCGCTTCATCCCGCTAAATCTTCCTTCTGCTCTTGCTCTACCTGCTATTTGCTCTTCTGCTATATCAGCCTTCCCTGCTTTATCTCTTTGTTTCCTTTCCTCTCTTGAGCGCAGATAATCTAAACCAGTCCCCGAACCCGATGAACCTCCCGTAGCTGCTGGTGTTGCTGGTGCTGCTGCTTTAAGTGTTTTAGCTAACTCTCTTGTAGGTCCAAGCTGTTTCCCCGTTGTTTCCTTTGTTTCTGTTGTGGGGGCAAAAGGGTCTGTTGCGTCTTTTTGGTATGGTGCTTTTCCTCCATGTATAATATTTAAAACACTTTGTGGTAGTCCTCCTCTTGGGGGAGTTGCGGTGGGAGCAAAACCACCGCCCCCTCCCATTGCCTCTCCTAACATGGTGCTGGAAGAAGCATCTATTGGGGCAGGGAGTTTAGATACGGGTTGATTTTTGGTTGGTTGAGCTTTGGCTGGGGTTGGTGTGCTTTCTGGTGCTGGTGTGCTTTCTGTAGCTTTAGGGGTTTTCCCCGCACCCTTTATATATTTCTGTACTCCTGAACCTAGTTTAACTTTCCGCTTAGAGAGGGCTACTTTCTTACCATCCTCTTCAAGATCAGGTATGGTAACACGATCTTTGTCGATTAGTTCAAAACTAGATTCTTCTGGATCTTTATCGGCTAATATTAGCCTATCCTTGTCTAAATTTTCCAACTGAAGCATTGAGTCTCCTGCTCTATCAATAGCGAACCCCAGAGAGTTAAGCATTCGATCCTCTTTTTTAAATGAGTAGTCTCCTATAATAGCTTCACGTAAAGTTTTTCCGTGTTGCTCGTCATACTCACGATTAATATCGTTGACTAAATCAGAAGAGCCTACCTCTCTTAGTTGTTTAACCAAACGAGCAGCTAGTTCTTCATTCGTACCCCAACCTTTAAACGCTGATCTAAACTGTTTAACGTATTTGTTTCTAAGATTCTTTTTTTCTGTGTCAGAAAGATTAGTGTAGTCTGCGTTAGCCATATACTACAAATTTACTACTATTTCAGGTAAAGGCAACCGCTCAAATCTAAGAGAGCGGCTGATTGCCTAACACATTTGATAGCTGTTTGATAGACCTCCTGCGCCTTGATCCCTGTACCTTGCCTCCTGTATCAAGAGGGGCTACAGCTACCAGTCCGTGACGTTGTCTTGCGACATCCAAACAGATGAAGGCAGCATCAGCTAAGTCAGGTGATTTTCCTAGTCTAGCTTTATAATCTGGCTTAGCTTCCAGCTTCATCCTAAGAGTAGATCCCTTAACCATATCATACTGACGGCCTACAACTTCCTGCGCTAACTCATTATCAATACCATATAGCTGTTTTGTCCTACAGAGTTCCTTGCCCACGAACCAGAGTTCAGTGACCCTGTTGACGTAGAGTTCATGTCCGACAAGTTTACTATTAGAGCTAACTCTTTTATCAGAAGCCTTACCACCAAATGAAACACGAAGTATCTCATCCCCAAACTCAGCCGCAAGTATATCAGCCAAAGGGCTACCAGCGCCTGTTGAGTCTATTCCTAAATCTACGGGCTCTATTTTCCTTTTCTCGCACTCCTCCTTTATCTGCCGAACAATCTGGTACGAGCGGGGGATCGCTTTGTTGGTGGCATCGTCAGTGAGGGATATGGCTTCATCCAGTTGGCAAACAAACTGACCAGAAGTATCATAACCAACAAAGCCAGTATAAAGAATAGTTCTATCTCCTCCGTTGGTAAAGGCGGGGTCACAACCAGCGATGGCTTTAGGCGTTCCCTGCCACTCAATCTTGCCCATAGCTCCTGACTTAACCAGTTCTGCGTCTGTATAAACACCGTCAGCCTCATCCGCATCAAAGAATACGGCGCGTACCATTCGGTAATAACCACGGCTTTCCTGCCCTAAAAGGGCTTTATCCTCATCAAGCTTCTCCTGTGTTGGTAACCAAGGGTATATAGTCCTCCCTGCTAAGATATTAGGTGAGTACTCACCATCATATTTTTTATAAAGACCACCCCACTTCGTCTTCCAGCTATCTTCTGTGTTAGGATCGATGGAGTCCCATCCTTGGGCGGGTTCGCTCCATTCACCAAACGCATCCCATCTGGAAGCTGGATTAGATAACCCGACTAGACTGAAGGAAGGGTTCTTAGATAGGTTGGAAAGACCCGCCTGTAAGATAGCGGTAGACAATTCAGATAGCTCGTCTGCAATTAAGATGACGTTCTTCTGTTTGATACCTATAAACTTTCCTATAGCTTCTCTTGTCTTGCTGCGCTCTGCTGCAATCAAACTAAGGCCAGCTTTTTCTATGAGTGTTCCGTTCTCATTTATATAAGCGACATTACCAATTGAATCCCGAATCTTGAACGGCGCTCCATCCAAGACAGTAAGCAAACTGATCACTGAACCCCATATTCTTTTTCGTGCTTCGCGTAACGTGGTTGATGTAAGCAGAACTAAAGTGTCTTTCGGAGCAGCCAACCAATTCAGGATTCCCCATGCGGCCATCGTATGTGATTTACCTGATGAGGCAGCTCCTCCTATGGAAACATATTTGTTTTTTATTACTGCCTGAATCATACTCTCTGCCCAAGGATGTTTTACCATTAAGGGTTCAGGGAGGTCAGCGTTATTCCAAAGCTCGTCGCACAACCTCCAGAAATAATATTCTCTGGCTTGGTCGCTTTCATGGTTAGATAAACCGTATAGCAACCCCGTTATAGTGTTAGTTGCCTTTATTGTTTGTCCTCCTACGTCCATCTTAGATGTGTTAGCATCTATTCGTGGTTCATAAATACGTAATGTTTGAGTCATTTTATTTGAAATCTATATAATATTATAGTATATGTTAGTTGCTTTGGCACAAAAATCTAAAAAATCTAAGTTGCTTAAACATGCACTTGAAATGTATGAGCAGCAATACAAGCTTGTTACTATAGCTAAGGAGCTTGGGATTAATACATCTACACTTCGTAGATGGTTAAGGGATGCAGGGGCTCAACCTAAGATAGACCCGCACGGAAGTAATCCTTCTTTGGACGACGACGAACCTGAAGAAGAGGAGTCCAAAGACCCGTTACAAAAAACTCTGGATGATAACCTTGAGGGTAAAACCGACGAAGCTATTAGGGTTGCTAGGATGGAAGCAAGAGTAGAAGAGGATAAAAACCTGATGGACGTGGCTCAATCACAATCGACCCCGTCAGATAAGTACCAGTCTTACATGGCTGCTTCTGCTATAAAAATACTACGGGACAGTATAAAGAATTTACGTGGGCCGCGTACGGTGAGAGAACTTTCTGAGCTAGACCAGTTAATAAGGAGGAATTTAGGTTTAAATGCTAAGACAGCAGGGGGCTCAGGGAAACTACAGATTGATATAAGTATCTTAAACAACGCAAAGGCAGACCGTGGTAATGGGGCGGTTAAAATTGAAAAAGTAGATGAGGATAAAATAATCGATGTTGACCCAACCGAAGATGCCTGAGACTAAAGAAGACCCCGAACACCCAATCCTCCTATTCAATGGATTGGAAGATGCCTACATAGGCACAGCGGAACAATATGGCAGACCCCCTGTCGCTTGCTACTCTAAACGGATGACGGTAGACATCCTACAAAAGAATTACGACCTAACAAAACAACAAGCTTTCGAGAGATATGAATATGAATACCTACAAACTACTTTTGGGGAAGGGACACCATGTTTCTTAGACGATCTCTTCCAAGAGTGATGTTCGAAGACAGGGAGGAGATTAATAATCCTACTGTTATGATTCGAAAAGAGCTAGACGTGAAGGAGTTTATTTATATCTCCGAAAAACGTGTTGGGAAATTCTATCGAGTAGTCCCCAACTCAGCTAGAGAAGTTTTCTACATACAAATGTTACTTAAAAATGTGGATATGTTAGTTCCTCAAGAGGGGGACGGAATGTTAATATCAGCAAGGGCAGTCGAGAGTTGTGATTATAGGAGTTGATAACGGACTTAACGGAGGGTTGGTCGCCATCTCAAAAGAGACGGGAGCAGTTATTGAAAAGACTGTGATGCCCACACTGCATCGATGTAAGAAGAACGAAGTGGACACTAGGGCGGTATACGAATGGGTTACGTCTTTAGAATCTGAGTTTATCTTTGCCGTCGAAGAACCCTTGCGCCATGCGAAGTCTTCCCAAGCTGTGCGTTCAATGGGGATATCATTTGGTAAACTGTTAGGGTTGGCTGAAAGTAGGCAATGGGAGTCCCGTTGTGTTCAAGTCAGGAACTGGCAACGCTCGATGTTAGGAAGCCTACTGCAATCTCACGACACAAAAAAAGCGGCGTTGATCAAAGCTACCGTACTTGTTCCAGAAGAATGCTGGCAAAAGAGCAAAAGAGCATCTAAACCCCATGACGGGATGATTGACGCTTTCCTAATAGCCCGCTATATACGCAGGGAATTTACCTTCGTAAAGGGTTTTTCAGAGTAAGTTAAAATTTTTATTGACCTTTGGTCAAGGTCTTTTACTTTGGAGGAATGAAAGAATTATTCCCCGCACAAGCTGATGTGTGTGACTTTTTTGAAGCGAAGCTAAAGAACAATATATGTACACTGGACTCTAGCTCTGTTGGTACAGGTAAAACTGTAGTCGCCTCCCACCTAGCACTACGTCTTAAAAGACCTGTTGCCGTCCTTTGCCCCAAATCCGTTATCCCTGCATGGGAACGTGAGCTGGAAGAGGTCGGGATAACTCCTGTGTTTGTCCTCAACTACGAGAAGATAAGAACAGGTAACACTCCACACATGACTAAAAGGGGAAAGAAAATTATGAATTGGCATGTGCCAAAGAATACCCTTTTCTTTATTGACGAGATCCATAAATGCAAAGGGCCGTACACGCAGAATGCACAGCTTATAATAAGCTTAATTAAACAGAAATTTTGCATACATGGCATGTCGGCAACAGCTTCGGAAGACCCTACAGAGATGAGGGCGCTTGGGTATATGCTAAATCTACACAGCCTAGCAAAATCCGAAGGTGAATTACATAACTGGTTCCGTTGGATGAAGGCTCACGGTTGCTATCAGGACGAATGGAATGGTTGGCATTTACGGAAGAAGAATAAACTAGAAAAGATCAAAGAAAGAATCTACGGAGTGGTGGGGGCGAAGCTAACTGTAACTGACTTTCCAGAATCTTTTAGGAACAATAGAGTGTTCACCGAACCAATGCAGTTTGGTGACTCCGCAAAGATCATAGCTATTTATAAAAAGTTAGGGCTTACTCCACAGATTATAAAAGACTTAATAGAAAATGGGACTGTCGATGGGAGTGACCATGTGATTGTTAACATTCTAAGGGCGCGGCAACTAACGGAAGCCTTGAAAGTTCCTGACTTAGTCACGTATGCGCAAGACCTAGAAGAACAGGGTAACTCTGTAGTGCTGTTCGTTAACTTCAGGGATACAGTTGACGCTCTATGTAAGCAGTTGGAGTGCCAACCCATTGAAGGGGGGCAGACGATTGAGGAAAGGCAGAAGGTGGTCGATGACTTCCAGAGTGACAAGACACACATAGTCGTTGCCAACATTGCGGCGGGTGGCACTGGGCTCTCATTACATGATTGTAATGGAGACAGGCCAAGAGTTAGTTTGATATGCCCTTCGTTCAATGCTAAAGACTACCTCCAAACTTTAGGGCGCATCCACAGAAACGGAGCTAAGTCCGATGCGCTTCAAAAAGTTTTGGTCACATCAGGGTCTATCGAAGAGAACGTCATAGACTCAATTGAAAGGAAAGTTAACAACATGATAGAATTACATGGAGCGTGAAAATAAAATAATTGCAAAGCATATCCCCCAAGATCTTTTAGCTATTGTTAGATATGAAAATGGTGTCTTGTTTTACACCGTGAATAGAGGCCCGAAGAAAGCAGGAGACGTTGCGGGTGGTCTATATAGCCCCTCAAAAGGTAGTACTAAAAGGGGAAGGAGAACAAGATGGAGATTAAAATTTAAAGGTAAGGAGTACTATAGAGCAAGAGTTGTGTGGTCTTTATTCAACGGAGACGCAGAAAAAATGCTCGATCATATAAATAATAATACTTTAGATGATAGAATAGAAAATTTAAGGGAGTGTACCAACGGCCAAAACCAAGCAAATCGTAAGGAGACAAAAAGCAAAACAGGAGTAAAAGGACTACGGCGGCAAAAGTTTAAAAGGAGGGACGGCTCCTACCATGTAGTATATGTTGGAGTAGTGGACCATAACGGTAGACGACACTGTACGCCTAGATCTCCTGATACAGAAGAAGGAAAAGCAAAAGCTGTGGCCGCACTCAGAATGTTAAGGGCCTCATTGCACAAAGAATTTACACATCATGGATAATCAACCCGATCACGGAAGTAGAGGACACGCAGACTTTAGTCCATCAAGTCTTAAATATGTAGCTGGCTGTTCTGGCTACGAAGGTAGGTCAGGCACAAACGCCGCCGCTGAGAAAGGAACACGGATACACGAAGCCCTAGAGGTACGTGACCCCTCTGCCCTGCACGATGAAGACGAAGTACTGATTTATGAAGCAATAGTCGAGCAGGAGGAAAAATACATAAAGGACTTTGCCAAAGGAGAATCCTACGTAGAGGAGAATGAGATCCTTTTGGATGTAGACTTAGACAATACAGCTACGTGGGGAACTTGTGACAGGCTTATAACTTTTGGTAATAGAGCCATACTAGCTGATTATAAAACAGGGGTCAGTGTAATTGACGAACCAAAAAAGAATTGGCAAGCTAAAGCCTACACAGTAGGGGCGTTCCAGAGATATCCTGAACTAGAGGAGATTACATTTGTGTTTTATATCCCTGTGAGGAAAGAAGTGTTGGAAGGAACTTTCTCAAGGGATGAGCTACCTATCTTAATTAAACAACTTGCTGACGTTATCCGTAACGGAGAGAAGATCCGACCGCAGTGGGATGGAGGTTCCCCCGAGCCAGAGAGCCTTTCTCCTACAGTTAACTGTAGGTTCTGCAAGCACGAAGGATACTGCCCATCATTGGGAGGACTAGCCGAAGAGATTGTTCAAAGGATATCAGGGGACTCACTACCTAAAGAAGACTTAAACGACCCACAAGACCCTAAAACTGTAGAGCATCTATATGTGGTAGCGAAGGTAATGGAGAACTGGGCGAAGAGGATAAAGGAGAAGGCGGTAACGATGGCTAAAGAAGGGGTCGAATTCGATACACTGAAGCTGAAGTCTATGGGAGCTACCCGTAAGTGCACGGATAATTTGAAACTCGTGGAAATAGCTAAAGAGCATGACCTCAGTGAAGAGGACTTAATTAATTTGATTACTATACCCCTGAAGAAAGTAGCTAATGCTGTGGGGGATATGGCTCCTAAAGGAGAAAAAGGAGAAAGATCAAGATCTTTTCTTGACGCTGTTGAAATCAATGGCATCATAGAAACGTCAGAAGAGAGGTTTACCCTTTCTTAAACTAAAATAATAAAAATAAAAATAAAAATAAGACTAATGCCAAAGACAAAAATAGTAGAAGTAAATAAAGAAGAACTAGCGGCCCCAAGTGCGCCGCCAAGACTAGCGATATCCGCAGAGGACATCGAAATTCCAAGACTCAATGTAATTCAAGGGTCATCGGAAATTGAAGGAGATGAGGGAGCCCTTGTCATTAATAGAACACACACCATTATGCCGACAGGAGGGTCACTAGTTGTTATCCCCATAACGGCACAAAAAGGATGGGCTGAAAATGTCCCGTTTGGTTCTAACGATATAGCTAGAATAGCTAATACACCCGAAGAGAAGTTATCAATCGAAGAGGATTCCCAATATGGGACAATCGAGTTTGCTGATATCACGGTGCTGATTCCCGAACCAGAAGGTGTCGGAGAAGATGTAGCGGATGCATTCCCATTTCCTATTGGGGAGACTACTTATGCGATGGGCAAACTGCACGTAAGGAAAGCCGCTTACAGGAATACATTCAAAAGACTTGGACTCTTCCAAGCTATGAATCCTGACTCTCCTTTGTGTAAGAACCACTGGAAGTTCCAAGCTGACCAAGTGACAGCTAATAGGAATAGCTGGTACATCCCACAGATAACTCCAACAAAAGCGGAGACTGATCAGGATGTTATCGACTTCGTATCAAGAATCTTACCTTCATAATTATGAGCGAAGAAATAAGCATAGAAGATAAGATAGCGATTCTCCAAAAAGAATTGCTAGAAGTAGACAAAATCAGAGATGAAATTGGAACTAAGATAGAAGAACTCCAAGGAGCTGACGCTAAAATGGGAACACTAACTGAGGCGTTCATAACGCATATACATGCACTGGAAAAACATCAGGAAGCCCAACCTGAACTTATATAAAAATTGTAGGTTGTGCTTCGTTTCACAGCCTACCTGATCCCGTGGGGGGATCAGAGAGGGAATGGCCCGTCTATGTGTTCTATCTTTCTACACGTAGGCGGGCCGACTCACGATTAAATTATGGATACAATTGCAATAGACTTTGAAAGTTACTACGACAGAGAATGCTCAATAAAAGTATTAGGGCTCCTTGGTTATTTTTCTCATCACGCCTTTGATGCTTATAGAGTAAGTGCCGTAGGTGACGAAGGGACTAACTTTGTAGGTTGTCCTAAGACTGAGTTCGACTGGTCAACCATAGAAGGTAAACTGGTAGTAGCTCATAACGCACAATTTGATGAGACGCTTTACCTGTATGGCGTAGATAAAAAGTGGTGGCCTTATTATAAGTACGACCAATGGATGTGTACAGCGGATCTAGCCGCTTTTTGTGGGCTACCTAGGTCACTAAAAGGGGCTACAACCACTTTGTACGACTTAGAAGTGGATAAATCCACACGGGATAATATGTCGGGTAAGCGCTGGGAGGATATGTCCAAAGAGTTTCAAAAAGAAGTAGACGAGTACGCGCTGAAAGATTCCGAATTATGTTTAAAGCTGTGGCAGGATCTAGAAGGAGACTGGCCCGAGCATGAAAGGCAGATCAGTTTAACAAACAGAAGGTGTGTCCAACGTGGAATCCCCATAGATACGAAACTCCTCCTCGAACAACAGAAAG